TAATAGCGATCCAGACCTTTGCTATAAGTTAATCGAATCTCTACTGCAGAATGCTCTTTGGTGAATCGACTCTTCTGCATTCTCGCTCTAATGATATTGCCTACAACTTCAGTACCATCTTTGTCTTTCTTCTTCGAAAGGAAAACAATTGTTGAAGCCGTATACTTTAGACCAGAACCACCAGACATTTCTTTTGTTGGAACATATGCACCAACAACATCGTAAACGTGATTAGTCACAAGTAAAGGAACATTGATCTTTGCAAGTTTCAAATTCAAAACTCTAAAGGTTGCTTTTAGAATTGATGATTTGGTCATGTCTTTGGTTTCTTTGCCTTCTGCTGTGTCTTCCATTTCTTTCGTAGAAGATAGCTGACCCATAGAATCGAGAACCATCATCATTGGCTTACGCTTCGCTAATGGTTGCGCTGAATACTTTTCAATGATCTGTAATGCAGTATGGCGAAACTTTTGAATCGTATCTGGTTCAGAGATAACAACTCGTTTAGTGTCAACGCCGCGAGATTCCATCATGTGCTTAGTGACTGCAGCTTCGGTATCAAAGTAAATCACACCACCTTCTGGATTGTCATCTAGGAATTGCTTTACAACACCAAGGACGAAAAACGTTTTACCTGTTGCAGATTCACCTGCAAATGCTGTGACTTTGTTGTTGGGCACTCCCCCGTATATACTTCCACTAAGGGCTGCGTTAAGAGCATATGAACCAGTGTCAATAGTACCATTAAATTCAGCACTAGCATTGCCATCAGCAAGTATTTTAGTGTCTTCATCTTTTAATTGCTCCACTAAATCAGAAAAGAAATTTCCCATATTTAATTCTCCATAAAATAATTAATCGTCACTAAAGAAACTCTTTAGCGAAGAGACTTTCTCGACATTCCAACCAATTGTATTGACGATGGTTCTAATCGGATCCAGATATGCTTTCTCAAATTGAGTTTCATAGTCAATGTACTTCTCTAGTTTAAACTCTTTTGGTAGAATTGTCAAGATTGCAAAAACGTTCTCTTGTACTGGATTTGGAACTTTCATGTAGCAGAATTTAATCTTCTCGCCATCTTTGATTGATTGATACTTCTTTGTTAGTTTCTCTTTCTCCAAAAGATGATTGTAAAGAATAGCACCACGAACATGAATTGGTGTACCCTTTGTGTAAATATCTTTTGAAGACTTGTACTTCTTCAGATCATTAACTCCTCGAGGAAAAGCAATGTCCTCAAATGCTAGTGTTGTAAAAGTTTTTCTGAAATCTGCAACGAATTCTTGAAACTCTAATTCGTTACCATTCATAACAATCTTCAGAGATTCTTTAATCTTATCTCTGCATGACATTGGCGTCGAAGATTTAACCGCTTCAATACCCATCATCTTTAACTTCGGCTCTGCAAAACGCACACCTTCGGAATCATATACGTTTAGAATGTATCGTTTCTTTGCTGTCCAGATACCTTTGTCTGCAATCACTTCACGCTTCATCTGCATCTTCTGATCAAATGCATTCATGTATTCTGCTAATTCTTGATATGCTTTATCAATGAACGGTTCAATTTTCTCTGTGCAAGCCTTGTCGATAAAGTCAACAATTTTTTCTTTTTCAATATTCTTAGATCCGTAGACCATATGTACCAACGGACCAAGATTGACGTATACAGAATCCGTATCTGATGCGATGACATAATCCACACTCTTCGTCTTTAATAGTTTATTGAAGAAGCCGTTTAGCTTGTCTTCAATCCAACGAATACTCAATTGCCCAGATAGTGTGATGGCTTCTGCTTGGCGAATGTCGAAGAATCGAAACCATTCATTACCAAGTGCGCCATAAGCTGAATTTAATTGAACTTTTTTTGCGAGCTGAAGATTCTTGTATTTAGATATTTGATTGGATAAAATGCGCTTTTCTTCTGCAGTATTTGCATTCTCATATTGCTTCTGCGATTCAATCATTTTCTTTTTATACATCGAACGATCATCATACATTCGCTGCATCATTGCAGGTAGAAAGCCTTGCTTGTCACGTTTAAAGTAATGACCATTTGCAGCCATACAATATTCGCTTGACGCTTGATATTCTTTGTTCAATAAATCATCAATAGAAATATTTGTCTTTATGCCTGGAACAATAGTCTCTGGTGAAACATTGTACTGCATGATCAGATGTGGATAAAGAGAATTTAAGTCAAAAGAAACAACCCACTGATGCATACCTACGATAGGATCTTTAACATATGCACCAGCATACTGTTCGCTTTTGATTGTCTTGACCTTTTGTGGAACAACGATACCACGATCCATTAATTCATTATGAATAAGAACATCCCACATACGAACTTGAGAGAATACATCTTCATAATTAACCTTCGCATCATATGCAAGTGCGAGAGCCATGTCAATCAATTTCATCTTAGCATCAATACGATCAACCAATTCAACGTCATGAATATTATACTCAATAAACTTTTGAAAGTTGGTTCTATACAATTGATGTAGACTTTCTACTTCGGAATAATCTAGTTTCTTTTCGCCTAGTTCAACAAATGAAATATGATTAAGAGAAAAACTTTCATGCTGTGCATATGTAAACTTCTTATAAAGTTCAAGATAGTCTAGCGTAGCAATACCAGTCAATTCATAAATTGTTTCTTTTTTGAAGTTTGAAACTGTTGTTCCCCCTGGAGTTTTACCAGACGTTCTTTCTCCAATCTTTCTCCAAGGCGACAATCGTTTAACTGTGTTCTCTCCCATCAATCGATTAATTCGATTAACAAGATAAGGAATATCGAAAAACTTGATATTCCAACCAGTCACAATGTCAGGCGAAGTCTCTTCCCACTTTTCTAGGAAAAACATGATTAATTGATTTTCATCGCGGCATTGTGTATACGTTACATCATTCCGATCATTATTGAATTGATCGCAGCCGAACACATAAAACATTCCATCAATCTTAAATGTGATTGCTGTGATTGGTTCAGACGCAGATGCTGGTTCTGGAAAACCATTCTCAGAACCAACCTCAATGTCAATGTTAGCGATTCGAATTACAGAAGTATCGTAATCTACTTTACCTGGATACGCTTCATTCACATAAACGTATTGATAGTTTGTCAATCCGTAAATGAAAAAGTTTTCTACATCTTCATACTTCTTGACAAACTCTGTCGCATTTGACATTGATCCTTGGCGAACTGGTGAAACGAATTCGCCAGACAGAGTTTTGAACTCTGTCTTTTCTTTTGATGGTATGTATAGTGTCGGATCATATTCTACTTTGTCAATGTATCGTTTGCCATTGTTGTAGCCACGAACTAGAATCTGATTGCCATATCGCGAAAAATTTGTGTAGAATTTCATTAAATAAGAATAGATGATTTCGGAGGAACAACGATTCCTGCACCGTAGATTTCATTATACTTGTTTTTGATCTCTGGTGCAACCGACACATTGTAGATAATGTGACTGAGGTTAAATTCCACAACCTTCTGCTCAGAGAACATTAGCATGGGCATCATGTTCAATCCAGCTTTACCACTTTGGGTATATGTCAATCCTAGCAAGCAGGGATTTTCCATTCTTACGATCTGATCGTTATCACTTGCGATAATATCACCAACAACCTCTTCACTGGTTGTTAGTTTCAAAATTCTCAAATTTGCCATTTTAATCTCCAAAATTAAATGGGGGCAATTAAGCCCCCACGATTAATCTATCACTTCACAAATATTTTAAAGTAGACCTCTAGCTTTTAATGCTTTAGTTCTAGATTCAAGATCAGCATGATCTATTGATTGTGATAGATAAAAATCAACATATCCCTTTGCACGATACATTTGACTGGCTTGAATGCCTTCAAAGATTGAACAAAAGACTTTTTTGATTGTATTATAAACCATGATTGCTATTCTCCGTTAGATACTGTTTCGAATTAGACTTTGAAGCAGAATCATTAACAGCAATTTTCTTTGGCTTGCGATGTTCTGGAATAATTCTTTCCAAGAACACTTTCAACATGCCATTAAACATCTCTGCATTCTTCACCTCAATCTGATCATTGAGTGCAAATGTGCGAGAGAATGCACGATTAGCAATTCCTTTAAACAAGAAACCGTCAGATTCATCTGACTTTGAATTTCCACTAACAATTAATTTGCCATCATTTAGTTCAATTTCAATATCTTGCGTTCCGAAACCAGCAACAGCAATTTCAATAAGATAGGTATTCTCACCTGTCTTTTTGATATTGTATGGAGGATAGTTTGGTACATTTTTTGTAATATCGTCATGCATTTTTGCTAAACGATTATACTGATCATCGAATCCGACATAAAACTTGTCGAAGTCTTTAAACATTTCAAATGGCGAGCGAAGGGACAAATGTGTCATAGTAGTTCTCCTTAAATAAGCGAGTTTAATTTCGTTGTCCTAAAAAGGCACAACTAATTGAAAAAGTGTCAGCAACGTGCTGACACTTTTATTTATACAGATTAGACCTGTCCAACCTTACGGCGTGACACAAAATATACAGTATTACCAACCGTATTAATGTCGCGGCGAACTTTAAATCCAGCTTTACGAAGGTCGCTAATTCGTGCGCTTAGATTTTTGATTCCAAAGATTGCCATTGCTTGTGCTGCAGAGATTCCGCGCTTGGTGCCGCGAAGATACTTGACAAGCAACTGAACTTGGGTTTTGGTTGAATTTACGAATGCCATAATATTACCTCATAGTTAAAAAATGTGCCTTTAATTCCTAGGCACAAAGGATCATATCACGAAGGATATTCTTTGTCAAATCAACGTAGCGTGGATCTAATCATCCAGGCATGTTTTCTGAATGCGTCTTGACGTTCTGCCATGAAATTGCTAAGACCATGCTCTCCTTGCTGTTCAGCCAAGTTATAAACTCTATCAATACTTGCTTGCATTGTATCGATATCGTTTAGTAATCTTCTTAGCATGTCTTCTGACATTGGAATGGAATCATCACCTTGAATCTGTGATAGCTGAATGAATCTCTGGAAACTTCCAGGAGCATATGCATCCATTGCACGGATTTCTTCAGCAATCTTATCAACTACACCATATACTTCTGTATAGATGTTTTCTAAAAATTCATGATATTGAGGAAAGTTTGGACCAGTAATGTTCCAATGATAGTAGTGGGCTTTTAAATAAAATGAATAATGATTAGCTAACAAAATTTTAGTTGCTTGAATTAACTCTTCCATTTTAGTTTGCTTCCCTCTTTTTTCCGATATTGTATTTAGCTGTGAGAGTCCATTCAGATTTTTCTTTGTAAGAGATTATTTTGATTTGAGATAGTGGTGCAATTGGTTGTTGTTCATGATCTGCTTTGTTTACAATCTCAATCAATCCCCATTCAACTAGAAGTTTAGCAATTGCATTTCTTCTGCCTAAATCATTCTCTTCAAAGTCTGTTGGCTTTCCGTCTAGTGCGAATAATTCTTTAAAGTGGACGATATAATATTTGCCTTTCTTGTGTAGAATATGGCAAGACTGATATAGAGTTTTATCTTTCCTAGAAGCAACGCCGATTCTAGTCAATGTCTCTTTAACCTTTAGGAAATCGTCTTCTTGCTTTAATCTGACTTCCAATAAATCATCAATGTTCACCGCCATTCTTTTTCTCCTTGGTTGTTTTCACACCACCTTTTTCTAATTTAGTCTTCATGATTTTTAATTGATCCGGAGTAATGATATTCTGAATTTGTTTCGCTTTAGAATAGCTGTATCCGAAGTATTCGCTAATTACGCGAATGTCTTCAATTACTTCATTTTTAAACCACTTGCTATAACGCTTTCGTGGTCTGACAATATTTAGTAAATAGAGAAATTGTGGTTTATTATCAAGAAGATGTTTACTATTCATTTCATTTGCATAGAAGACGGTATCACTAAAGTATGATAAGCCTTTGTTTACAATGAAAGGAACGTATTCTTTTTCTGAAAGATCGTCAACAATCAAGTTTTCTTTTGATTGATTGATTGCGTTTATGTAATCAAATGGATTCATATTAATATTTAGAAGTATTATACTTCATCATCTCGTTTATTGCATAGTCATCAATCTTATGTATTCGGGTGACTGCATCTTGTTCAATTGGAATTAAAAGCATTTCGCGAAATGTTCCGTCACCTCGAGGAACTTTCTTTGTTTTGCATTTAAATGTTTTTGGCTCTACGCTATAAAGCCAACCAGTCAAATCTGATTTAAACTTGAATGCTGGAATAGTAACGAAATACAATTCATCAACATACCTACATTTATCCAATTGAGCCCTATGAACCGAGAATGCTCGCTCTGAGATAAATGGGACTCCAGTCTTTACTTCGACAGTTTTTGTGCCATCGACAAGTAAATCTTTTCTGGAGTCAAACTTATCCAATGAATGTTTCACTACACGATTATTTTCTGCAAGATAGTTAGCAACATATTTTTCACCAATCAATCCTAATGCTTCAATCTTCTGCTCTGTTGTCATGTGTTGCATGATATACTACCTTCACTTAAATTCACAGTCAGCCATAGCTTCTGCAAGAAATGCTACGAAATTGACTTCTTGATCAGCAACAAATGCGGATTTATATTGATACTCTGCAAGCAGAACAACCATTCGAGGAATGGATCTCGGCTGCATATGCTCATTGGTTGCATCGAAAATCTTTCGAAACAATGACGTTGGATCATTGTCTAAATTCTCTGCAACCCATTTACGCATGGCAGTGAAGTCTTTTTCTTTAAGAGTTTCTACAAGTTTCTTAAAGTTGTCTGATGACATGTTTGAAAGAATGCCAGTATCAATTTTACCAGTTGCAGCATAACGCTGCAGTTCATTTAGAACCCTACGCCAATCTGGAAAGTATTTTGTAATTAACTCTGCAACAACCCGTTCTTCATATTCTACTTTTTCTTGCTGTAGAATACCAAGAACTCGCTTTAGAAACTTTGTTGCGAGTTTAGCACGATTACCATTTACAATCTTGAATTGGACAACTGAGCACCGACTGTGTAGTGGTGCAATAATTCTGTTGAGAAAATTACAAGTGAGGATAAAACCGCAATTAGCAGAAAACTCTTCCATAAAGTTTCGCAATGCTGGTTGAGTAGAATTTGGATTAAGGTAATCTGCTTCATCAAGAATGACATACTTTCTTCCGCCAGTAAACGAAACTGACGAAGCAAAGTTCTGAATCTGATTTCGAAGAGTGTCAATATTTCCATTCATCGATCCGTTAATTACAATGTAGGTGCATCCAATTTCTTCAAGCATTGCCTTTGCTACAGTAGTCTTACCTACACCCGGACCACCAGCAAGAATTAGATTAGGAACGCTCTTATCGTCAACAAATTTCTGAAATGCAGTTTTAAGGTCTGGAGGAAGAATTGTATCTTCAACAGTCTTTGGTCGATACTTCTCGACCCAGAGAAAATCTTCTAACATAGTTCGCCTTATTCATAATATGAAGAAGCATGATAGCACAACCGATGTTATCATGCAAGAACGGCATCACTTACCAGTCACGGTTTCATATAGAGATTCAACATCATCTTGCTCTTTTTGAAATTGTGCAAAGTTTTGTTTGTGAAAAAACTTTGCAACTTTCCGAGTATACTTTTTAGGAATCTCGTAATTGTCTTCCACGGTTTGTAGAATGTCTTTAATCAAATCACGCTCGGCTTCCATGCGAGTTAGTGAAGATGAAATCTCATTCAATGCATCATTGATTTTTTTCAAATCAGCAGGCGAAGTTGGAAGTGCCCAGTTTTGATTCTTATTGCTCATAATATATTAACCCTCGTATTTAGAACCAGCTTCAGTTGCAAGCCAATATTCAATTGGACTTGTTGTATTTTTAAAATGGGAGATACCCTTTGATGAAATTTGAACATCATATGATCCAGAAGTCATTTTAAGATTCTCTGTATTAAAGATGATTTTAAACTTTGCTTTAGTGTCGCCAACCTTAATTGAGAATAGATCGGAGTCGCCATTCTTTGCATCGGTTGTGCAAACTACAATCTCTGATCCATCACCAACAACAGCAATGTTTGGAAGTGCGAGCATACCTGCCAGCTTTAGAACCTTTGCATAGTTGTCTGCAGACAATTGAAATTTAATTTCAGCATTCTCTACTTTCAATTCTTTTGACGGAGGAGCAACAATCAATGATTCATCAGAAAGACCATAAACGCATTTCGAAGTTCCAGAATTGATTTGAACTTTTTTCGTTTCAGCATTGAAAACGATATCTGGATTGTCTAGAGCAGACACTACAGATAGGAATCGATTCATATCATAGATTACGAAATCGGAATCAAATGTCTCAGAGACAGTTGCTTTACCCAAAACGTTTTGTTGTTTCGATACCGTTCGAACAATGTTTCCAGCTTTGAATTGCATACCAGGATTAATGTTTGCAAAATTTCGCAAAATATTAATCGTATTTTCACTTAGTTTCATTTTGTAGTTCCTCTTTAAATTTAATCGCCATCTGTCCATTACCACCAGGGTATTCTATTGGTTTGTTTAGTGTGGAAAAAGTAGACTTTTTCTTTTCTTCCTGCTCATGGACATGAAGCATCATAATAGCATAGTGAATGATTTTCATCAAGTCTTTCTTGTTCCGTCCATCTTTCTTGCCATATCGCTGTGCATACTTGAAAATATTTCCAATACAGAATCCTTCACCGTGACCAGCATCAATGATGAATTCTGTAGCCTGGAATTTATTTTGCGAATAGTGCTGACCGTATGTCGCATCAATATAAGACTTCAGATCCTCCAAAGTCTTATCTTCATTATATCGATATTGAATCATAGCGCCTTACGTTTTCCTTTCGATCCGATTTCTTTCTTGACCACATCTTCACCTGCGGTTGGCGAAGCACCAATTGCTGCAATTGCTTGCAATGAACCACCGAAGATATAGGTACCAGCATGTTTGAGTTTGATCCAAGGCAATAGCCAAACTTTAGCACCAGCTTTACGCGCCCATTGACAGAACATATAATCTTCCGACAAATAACGCTTGGACTCTGGATCAATAACGCAATCAAAGTATGCCATGATTTCGCGTGAGCCATCAAAGTTTACTGTACGAACATGGTCTGGTTTATAACTCTGCTCTGGGAAAGCTACATCATACTTTTCCAATGCTTTGCGAGTCACTAGCATAAAGCCAGTACCACCTTCTTTAACTTCGACTGGTTCATCAATTCTGAACTGATGTGATCCGTCTGCTGGATTGAAAACGTAGTCACCAACGAATTCTTCCAATTGATTTGGATTCTCATCAGCAAAGCCTTTGTCAACAGCCATTTTGATTTTCTCCCAAGAAATTGCTTTCTTAGGATATGGTCCGCAAATAACATCCATTTCATCATTGGTGATTGCAAAATGCATCATTACCAAAATGTCTTGGGCTTCGAAATGAATATCCGAGTCAATGAACATCATATAATCGAATCCACTGCGAACGAATTCATCTGCAAGATAATTTCTTGCTCGCTGTACAAGTGATTCATTAAAGATAAAAAACAATTTAGCCTCGATTCCATACTTGGTGCATAGAATCATAAGGTCAGCAATTGCTTTAGTGTATGAACCGTGACATTGACCACCATACATGGGTGTTGCAATGAATAGTTTTTTGGTTCTTAGTTTTTGTAGGTCAAGTTCAAACTGCATAGTATCTCCATGATATTGTAAAAGTGAATCATATTATATGTATAAAAAAAGAGGCTACTTTTCGTAGCCTCAAAGGCATTACTGCCAGGAGAAAATTAACTCTGTTCTGTTACTTCAGCTGGAGCTGCTGGAGCAACTTCGACCTTAGCATCAATTTTGCTATACAGGTCAAGGAATGCAGTCTTGGATTCTGCATCAAAGCGGTTCACGCAATACTTGATCGCCTCGAGTTTATCACCGAAGATAGTGTACGCTTCTGCGATATGCACCAGACGGCGAGTGGAAATCAATTCATCAATTGCACCTTCTTCGAAGGTCTTGCGAATGATATCAGCCCACTTGACTAGGTTGTCTGCAAACTCTTTGTCTGCAATACCAAGACTGTCGAACACTTTCATTAGAATGCGAGTCTCGACCTTAGTGTCTGCGTACTCTTGCTCGACGGTGATTGGGAACCGCTCTAGGAATGCATCATCAAGAATCGTCGCTGCCATGTAGCGACCAGTTTCATCACCTTTACCTTTTGTGTTGGCAGTGGCGATCACATTGAAACCAGCAACTGGTTCGACAAATTCACCAGTCTTTTTAACGAAGATACCTTTACCTTCAAGGACTGCTTGCAGACACATCAGTTTGTTGGAACCACGATCAATTTCATCAAGGATGAGAATCGCACCAGACTTCATAGCCTGCAGGACAGGACCATCAAACCAGCGAGTCTCGCCGTCAATCAAACGGAAGCCACCGATCAGATCATCTTCATCGGTCTCTGGAGAGATATTGACTCGCAAGCATTCGGTCCGAGTAGCAGCACAAGCCTGTTCGACCATCAATGTCTTACCGTTACCAGACAAGCCAGAAACGAAGACTGGGTAGAACCGCTTCGAAGAAACAATTTTCTTCATATGGTCGAAGAACCCGAACGGAACGAACAGTGGATTCACTTTGGGCACAATTGCGCCGTCTTGAATCCGAGCGACGGTAGAAATTTTAACTGGTGCTTTTTGAGCCACTGGCATCACCGCTGGTGCATGTGGTTCATACACAACCACGGATTCTGGGACTGAAACAACTTTAGGAGCTGGCATCGGCACAACGTTGGAGACACCAGCAAGGCTTACACCGTACTCTTCAAGCGGAAGACGGTAGGTGCCGCGATCGACCCGATACTCGTCGGATTTAACCCAGTTATTACGCGCCCAGCCTTCTTCGGCCATGGACACTAACTGCTGTCGGGTTACAACAGCACCGAAACGGCGAGCAGCTTCAGTAAGAAAAGCAACCTTGTCGTTTTTCGAAATGGTCATGATATAGAAACCTCAAAAAAATCAGAAAAATCAATCAACACAATCAGTCTACTCTGGTTCTGGTAGGCTGTCAAGCAATTTCCTCGATTACCTTGGAAAGCAACACTCGGTTGGTCAAGCGCCCACGGTTCATGGCTAGGAACGCTGTCTTGAGTTTGCGAGCAGAGACCACACCTTCACCCAGAATATCTTCCAATGAATCATCATCCGTATTCAAATCACTTCCACCAGGAATTAAAAAGTATTGATCATATCCGTAATTGGAAACTTGATAAAACTTTTGTGTACGGAACACTTTCAATTCGGTATCAATTTTGAAAGAAGGGATTCCAAAACGTTGGGCTGCACTACTAAAAACACTTTTACTCTTACCAAGAATGTAGAATCCAATCAAATTACATCCAGTCTTTTCTTTAAGAATCTGGAGCAATGCAGGAGTAACGCCGTTAACTCCAACTTTGTAATTCCTTTTAGTATCTTCATCTTGAATATATGATGAATCATATCGAGTCGGTGCTCCAATTCGCTCTATCGTTCCATCTGGAGTTATTGCAGTATAAAGTGTACTAGAATCTTCACCGTCAGTAATAAACGAAACGTTTACGATTTCGGTACGGGTACGCTTGCGAAAATCATTAATAACCGACGGAGCAACTTTAATTGTAGAGTTTAAAGGAGTACCACCTAATCGCATATCATGGGCAATATTCACATAGTGAAAACGCCGAGCATACGAATAAGTTCGACTATTCGTTGGATTGTAACACCGAACATAATTCAATAGGTCATTCGCGAATTTGCGATATGAAGCATTCTTCATACTGCTTGAAAGAATATTCAGAAGACTAAAGTTTTCATAAAAAGCCAATTCGCCTGCCATTTCGGAATGGCGATCTCCTTGCGACTCATGGATATACTGAGTGGTAAATGCATAAACATCAAAAGGAATATTCACTTTACGGCAAAATGTCGTAAGAGTAAGCAATTGCTCAATTGTTCCTTCAATGTTATCTGTCATTGAACCAGACCAATCTACGAAAATTACAATACCGTGATTCTTACCAGCTGCAACAGAACCAATCTTGCGGAAGATATCGTCATTGAATTTGTAGGTATGCAGTTTGTTAGTATCTAACTTGCCGCTATCTGCAACTGTAATGCGACGATTCTCGGTTGCTTTTTTACGCATTTCAAATTCTTTTACAAGATAATTGATTGCGTTTTTATTGCGCTGCTCAAAAGCATTCAGAAGAGTATTGTCATAACCGCCTTTGTCGGTATAATAGTCATTCTCAAAGAATTTATTCTGCAATTCTTTCCAATGAACAATGTAATTCTTTGCTTGGAACTTAGTTTGACTTGGAAGAACACCAATAGCAATTTTGCGATCTTCGACCAATTGGCTTAAAGACTTTGCTAGACTTTCATCGGTAAGAGACTTTACTGTTCCACGATAATCCGACAATTCTTCATCATCCGAATCATCATATGAACTATTAGAGAATCCACTACTTGAATTTTCACCATCTGTTTCTGGTTCAAAATCTTCTGGATTCTGATCCTCTACATCACCCGATTCATCTGAGTAATCATCAAAATCATCTTCATCAAAACCGCCAAGGTCTTCCTCTTCATCAATGTCACCGCGTTGGCGCTGAGCATCAGCATTTTGTTCAGCTTCTTGCTTACGCTGCTCTAATTCACCTTTGCAATAATCGTAAAGGCGAGTGGCAATGTCTTTCACTTCACCAAAAGTCTGTGCATTCTCAATTTCTTGAACAAATGCATTCTCTTCTGCATTATTGAATCGAACATTAGCAAAAGCACCAATCTTGAAATGCAAATTGATTCGATCAATCAGCAATAGTTTGTTTACGTCTTTGCCTTTAATCTCGAAAAAATCACGCTCGACAAATTGGCGATAACCTAGAGCAAAGGATTTGCGCAGACCTGGATAACGATCTTTAATCATCCGTTCAATTCGGGCATCTTCAACAACGTTTAAGAATGTACCGAATTCTGCACCACCAGCCTTATGACATTCAATGTATTCGACTGGCGTATCAATTGCATGGCCAATCTCATGGCCATAAAGCAATTCTTGAATCTCTGGAGTAATGTCTTGCCACATTGGCAATGTGATCTTACGATTTTTAAGATCAAACGAAGCAGTCGGAACCTTGCGGTGCTCCACAATCAGATTCTCTGTTGCGAGCAATCGAACTAAGGTAGACTTGGTAAATTGTACGTTCTCAGTCATATGAATTTCTCCCTTACCCACCCATAGTAGCAAACCACCAACGCTATGTCAAGCAGCAACTGCTTCTTCCTCGACCTGTTGCGGCTGGACAACAGAGAGAATCTTCGGACGGCTGATCACCGTCTGAGGAGCACCACGATACTCGCGGTGGGTCTTCACCGTCGCAACCACTTGAGCCGTCTGACCCTTCGAAGGGAACTCAGCAGTGCCGCTATAAACGACAGCGTTACCGTTCTCATCCTCACAGATGCGGAGGAGGGACATTCCCGAATCGTACCAGTGATAGCGAGCCCGCTCAACTTCAATTTCTGCCTTGACCGTCAAGGTCATGGTTACTTTTTTACCTGGCTGACCGACGTGGGTCATAGTAGCAATCTTAGCAACACGTTCAGCTTCGAACTTTGCTTTACGCTCTGCTTGGGTTGCAATAGAATTCCGAAGAGCAATCACCTGCTTTTCGGTCAGCTTGCCATACTTGTCAAGAGCAGTCAACAGGCTTTGGTAGAACGAATTCTTACCAGCATTAGCCCACAGGAAATCGAACATCTCCTGCGCGTCGGGATATGTACGATTGAACGTAGTCCGAGCATTCATTACGATGTTACGCTTAATACCAGCCTCATACGCGGACGGATTGTGAATCTGTGAATGCATTTTCGAACTCCCTTGTTTCTGTCTCACCACAAGATCAATTCTACTCTGATCACCACGAAAGTCAAGGCTTTTCTTGGTGTTGCACAAAAACAACACCAAGTTTGTTGTTTTTTTGCTACTTTATTGCAATAAATGCTGTGAATCCATGATTTTGCCAGAATGTATCCATGCGTTTAAAGTCAAATCCAGCACCAGCGCAAATACTCAATAATTCATTTCGAGTATTTAATTTCATCATATGTCGCAATTCTCGCTCTTTATTTAGAATGTCATCTGATGTAAAATGCTCTCTTTTGTAATCATAATATGTAAATGTGCGAATATCTTGGATCTTTGAGCATTCGGAAATAGTTTTCTCTGCAAAAATGAATGCACCACCATGACGCAATCCACTATAGATTTGTTTTACAATATCGCGTCTTTGATTTTCTGGAATGAATTGTAAAGTAAAGATAGAAGTAATCAATGTTGAATCTTGAAATTTAAAATCGCGAACATCACCACGATGATATTTCAAATGAAATCCAGATTCAGCATATAGTTCTTCATCTTTGTCGAAGCCTGGAAAGAAGTCTTCTTCAATTTCAATTCCAAAGTATTTTGCGTTTGGTGCAAATGCAATGTTTTGCTCATGCATTGCTTTAAGTAGTTTACCAGTAGAGCAACCAACATCAACAACTGATGCATCATTCTCTACGAAATACTCTGAGTATTTCAATACGTCATTCCAAAGATTTGTGTATCCGCGAATAGAATGCTCAATGTGTGCATCGAAACCTTCTTCTCTTTGTGCGAATGTAAATTTTTGTGCCATTTTATAATTCCTTGTACGGTTTCAATATTTTCTCATATACATTGGATGCAAGTGCAGCCATCATTTTGGGCGCAACCATTCTACCAATTCGTTCAGCCTTTTTATCGAAGTTACCAGTAAGAATAAAATCGTCAGGCATACCCATTATAATCTTTAATTCTTTGATTGTAAACTTCCGATTCTTTTCGTAGTGGAAAACACCAGACACAGACTTTTGATTACCGCGTTGTGTAATCGTTGGAGATGGCAAATCTGGGCATGGGCGAATCATATTAAACAATGATCGTTTAGGATTGATAGAGATAAACTCTTTGTCACTAGGTTTCATATGTCTTGGCGGATTGAATGGAAGCATTTCAATCCATTTCTTTTGAAAACCATTCTGAACATAGTCATACAATTCTTTCTCTTCTTCAGGATCATTCACTACATCACCAATTGCTGATTTAAGACTAATGTGCTTAGGAGTAGTCTTATCTGGACAAGTCATGGTATTGATGTTTAGAAAATTGATTCCAACTTTTTCTGCAACATCAGATCGAACACAAACAAAAAACAAACGTTCTCTAGTTTGTGGAACACCATAGTCTGCAGCACTCAATACATGATATGTTGTAACATATCCAGGTTCAATATTTTCAAATGCGTTTTTGAACTCAATCAGTTTCTTTGCAGCTTCACCCATTGTGATGCCTTTCACGTTCTCTGCAATGATAACTTTTGGCTTAATCTCTTTTGCAATTCGAATGTATTCAAAAAACAAGTCTTCAATTGCTTCTACAACTTTACCATCAGAATAGACTTTGACACCAGAACTTACTGTAGACTCAGTAACATGTACAACTTCATCTAATTCAAAATCAAAATAGCTTTCTGCAAAATGTTTCTCTGAACCTTTCCAATTCTTTTCACGCTTACCTGCAACAGAGAATGCAGAGCACGGAGGCGAACCATCAAGAATATCTAACTCGCCTGGTTCTAAATTTGCAACTTCAAGAAAAGTTTTACCAGTCAATGTTTTAATGTCACCAGGAATAATCTTTGTGTCTGGAAAATTCATTGAATAAGTTTTGATTGCTTCTTCAACGAATTCATTGATTGCAATAACTTTACCACCAGCCAATCGATATCCAGTCGAACTTCCACCACCACCAGCAAAGGTACTAACTACCGTAAATAAATTTCTGTCTGATGATGCTTTTACATCAGCAATCGTATAGTGTTCGTATTTCGCCATAATTTTTCCAGTCCCTATAAACGTCAAGCATACGCTTGCGGTTTTTAATATTGATATCCTTACATTCTAACAGAACTTCGAATGCTTTGTCAATCCCTGCACCAAGCTGAAGGTTAATATGCGGTTTCGGTTTTCCTATCTTTTGGAACTCCGGGAACGCTTCTACAACATGATGTTTCTGGTAAGGTTTATTTAGCTGATACCAATCGTACTGCATGAAAAAATCTTTAATGGTACTATCTAAGTAAGGCGCAATGAAATCTTTTTTATATTTTAAAGAAAGGTATTGTTGTTGCATGTAAGCAACAGGATTACTATTGCCGAAGTATTCAATACGAAACTGATCAAATAATTCTTTTGGTTCTTTGTAATGAATACATGCTTTCTTTGAAACACCATAGTGACCGTCTGCTGCCCAGCCAGAGATAACTTCTTTCTCTTCTATTTTTGGATAGACATACAAGAATGGAAACGTACACTCATAATGTGTTTTCTTAATGCAAGCAAACTTAGTTCTTAAAGTATGAAAGTCTTCAATTAAATTATTAATTGGAACTTCAACTTTAGTGCATCTCCAACCCATTATGTTTGATGCATCAATAGCTTTCTGAGAATCATATGTTGGATTGTTTTCTAAACAAAATGTGTATGCATGAACTTTTTTACCAAGTCTATGTGCAGTAAATGCTACAGATAAAGAATCAACTCCGCCAGAGAGTAGAACAGCAACTTCATTCTCTCTGGAAGAATCTTTTATTTTATTCTCTAGTAGTTTATCAATCATGAAGCAATCTTACTGAAATAATGCAACGCATAAGAAATTCCAATCCAGACTGATCGCGATAGTCTTCAGCATAAAAGACTTCTTTAATACCAGAAGCATATATCATTTTAGCACAGTCCATGCATGGCGCACAAGTGACAAACATTGTAGCGCCTTCACCAGATTCATTGGATCGCGCAAGTTTACCAATTGCATTTAGTTCTGCATGAAGAACTTCTGGTTTAGTTTTTAACATAATACGAATAAAACCTTGCGCGTCAACTTGTTGTATCTCATCTTCGCAATTATTATCCCAACCAGCAGGCATACCATTGTAACCAATAGAAATGATTCTATCATCTTTTACAATGATTGCTCCAACTTTCTTTCTTTTTGCACTACTCAACTCTGCAAAGAGTTTTGCAGTTTTCATGTACGAACCAAGATACTTTTCTTTAATCATCAATAAACTCTTTTTGAAACAGGCGACGTTCTTGTATAGTTGGGATTTCAAATGTCTTTCTAGGATTAGCACACATAACGCATTTTGGATTTCCACAACTCATTGGAGATTGTTTTGCTAACTTATGTGGTTGCTTAACTGGAACATGATTTTCTTTTGCAATTGCAACTTGTCGATTGATATGATTCTCTTTTTGTTGCAAACGGCGAGAGTGTTTGATTTTATGATCTTCATTACTCATTTTGTTATCCTCGAAAAATTGTTGACCTTTTCGAACTTTATTACATTCATGAACTTATCTTGTAGCATATCTCCTTTATGTGATATTACGAATAGATTAGAACCTTCAAGCATTCCAAGAATCTTCATCAGATCTTCGGTTCCATTAGTATCTAGTGAAGAATCAAATATCTCATCAAGAATTAATATGTTTGTGCTTGCAGAATTTTTTAATTTAGCAACTGCTCTCCACGTTAACATTAATGCCATATCGATTCGCTGTTTCTCGCCTTCACTAAATGATGCATAAGTAAAATCATCACGATGCCTGGATTTGATTGTCTCTTTGAACGATTCATCCAAATTGAAATTCACAAAGAAGTCTAATGATGCAAGATATTTGTTTACTAACTTATTAATGATTGGAATGTATTGTCGAATGATTTTCGTTTTGATTCCAGTATCTTTAAGTAAAGTAGTCGCAACTTCATAGTATGCACGTTCTTCTGTGATTGATTTTATCTCTGTTTCAATTTGTAGTAAATTATCATTAAGCCCAGACAGTTTCGTATTCTCTGTTTGTAAGTCACTCTTGTTTTCTTTGAGTCTTTCGATTTCCTTTTCTAATGTTTTGCTATATCTTTGATTGACAATAATCTCACTCTGCTCTGATGTAAGATTTGAATTCACATCTTGAATCTGATCATCAATCAACTCAATATCTTTCTGTCGATTGAATAATGTATTGATTTCATTTTCAATCTCACCAATAGCTTTTTCAACTTCATTTAGTTTTTTGTTTCTCTCTTCTACAATATGTAGTTTGTGGTCTTCTGCAATTCCTTGCTTGCATGTTGGACAATCATGATTATCATTATAAAAAGAAATATCTGTAGAAACTTTGTTGACAGTCTTTTGTAGATTGCTTCGTATACCAGTTAGTTTAATTATTCTATCTGTGACTTTCTTTTTATCGGAAATCTTATCTCGTAATGTATTCAATTCAGTTTCGTATGAAGTACATTTGATTTGGCTTTCAGCAATCATATTAATTGTGTTAGCTAAATCTTGTTCTTTTAGAGAAACTTGAGTAGCAGTATTCTTTTTGATGTTGTCGATCAATTGAATTTGATATTGAATCTGTTCTTTCTTCAAGTCTGATTGATACTTTGCTTGATGATGACGTTCTTTCAATAAAGCAAACTTATCTTTTAGAACTCCATTCATTCGCGAGAATATCTGAATGTCCAACAAGTCTTCAATGATTGAGCGCCTATCGGATGCAGACAATTGCATGAACGGAACGAATGATGCAGATCCCAACAACACAATCTGAGTAAATGATTTGTAGTTAAGTTTAAGAATAAACTTTTCCAAATACTCTTGATAGTCTTTTGCTGCAGCGTCTTGATTGATTAGTTCGCCATTGCTATAAATTTCAAACACGTTCGGCTTGATACCACGAACAACTTTGAAAGACTTATTACCAATGACGAATTCAATCTCGACAACGCAATCTTTTTGATTGATTGCGTTTACAAGCTGACCCTTGTTTATGTTTCGAAATGATTTGCCAAACAATACGAAACACAATGCATCAAGCATTGTAGATTTACCAGAACCATTTGCACCTACAATTAGTGTAGTACCATTCTCTGATAAATTAATTTCTGTATTGAAGTTGCCAGTCGAAAGAAAGTTTTTGAATCTAAGTTTATTAAAAGTAATCATTCTGTATTTTCAGTTGAAAGTGCTTCGACATATAATTCGCGCATTAGCATCTTTAATTTATTAGCATCGACTGGTCCAGTCAATGATTGATTCTCAATAAACTTTGAAAGAATCGTCATTGTATCTTCTGCTTGATTTACAATGTCATCATTATCTTCTGTCATTTGTGGTTCCGTAAAGTCTTCTACGATGTTAACATCTGTTGGATTTACTTTGTAGATTTCATCTATTAGTTTTTCAAACACATAAGGATTCTGTTTGTTTAGCACTACAACTTTCACATAAGCATTTGCATATCTAGAGTAGTCTGCACCTTTTAAATCTTCAATCTTTAATTTTGAATCGTCGTAATTGACTCTATAAAACATTCGATTTGGATTCTCGATGTAATCAACTTCCGATGTTGTTGTATCTAGAATTGCAAAATACTTTTTGTCTCGATAGTCAGACCAGAACAATTCATATGGAACTCCAAGATAAACAACGTTATCTTTTTTGGAATGTGTATGAAAGTGTCCGCTAAACACTTGATTATACTCGCTTAGAAACGAATGGTCAAGTCCTTCGTGACTTTTGATTTCTCCAATGAACGGAAAGTTTGCTAGTTCAAAGTGACCAACACATAGAGGAGAATTACTATTCTTGATGAATTCGAAGATTTCTTTCTCATTGCTTTTGCATATCCATGGAATCATATCAACTTTGACGCCATCTAATTCAAGTGTACCATGAGTTTGCCAAACATGAATATTGTCGTAATCTTTCAATAAAAGTCCAGGAGAATTAATATCCAGACTTTCTTTCCAAAAGATATCATGATTGCCAACTAGTGTGTGAAGAGTGAGTCCTTCTTCAACGCAGCGATCAAAAAAGTATCTGCGACTCTCTGTCAATGATAGAAAATTGATATACTTGCGACGATCAAACAGATCACCCAACTGAATGATCGTCTTTACATTTCGACGTTCTAGTTCTGGGAAAAATACCTCATTATAGAATTTTTCATAGAATGCATGGAAAACTTTAGAGTCATTTCTGATTCCGAAATGCGTGTCGCCCAGTAGACATACCTTCATTATTCTTCGCCCTCATGTTTCCATTGATAGATTTATTGATTATATCACGGACATTCGTAAGATGCAATAGCGCATGATCTTTCAAATCTTGTGGAGACTTTTTGTTTTCTAAAATCTTGATCCAATGTTCAAGCTGTACGGGCAATGGCGTCTGCATTTTGTTCTTCCTCCATAAATGAATCAAATACGGTATCTTCTTTTTTCTTCTTAGTCTTAGGCGCTTTCTTTTGCCTATTGTCTTCAAACGTTACAATGAAGTCACGAATGAATTGTTCCGAATAAGAATCATGAAGAACATCATTCAAGTTTGAGGTAACGTATTCTTCTCCGTTATTCTCAATCAACGAATTGATGACTTCATTCTCCATACTCTTATACTTTATGTATAAATGTTTTTTCTCTTTTTGTATCCTACGAAGAAAAGCATAATAAATTATTTGAGTGAAATATGCAAATGGGTTCTTTGATTTTTCTGGATCAAAGTTATCAATGTAAAGTAAACAATTTTCAACACCGTCAGATACCATGTCTTCTTTAAATGTGTAATTCGCGAAGTTTGGCTTTCGCGCTAAGTGCGTAGCAATCTTAAAAAGACAATCTCCAATGTATTCTGGAACTCTTGGTCTCTCGGTTTCATTTCCTTTTGATAGAGTGACTGCATTTTTGAATTTTACCATTTCAGATAAAAACTGTTCGTTGTTTACATAGTGTTTTTGTTTAGTGGTCATTTTCGCCTCATTGGTACTTGACATTTACTTGACAGGGGTGTAGAATCAGCGTGTTGGGTTTCAATGAAATACTTTATTAATTACTTTCTCCTCTGTTGATTCTCTAGATGTTTCATATTCATCCTCATCTTCTTCATTGCTAAGACTTGCTAGATGCTCTTCGTAAAGTTCTTGATATGATGATACAACAACTGATGTTGGTTCTGCAACGGCGGAGATTCCGTGTTTAAATATTCTTAATGGAAGAGAATAATTCATCATTGGATCCCACTTCGTAAGTGTCAATCGATATGACGTATCGTCATTATCTGCAGATCTAAAAGTAATTATGACTTTCATTGGAAAGTCAACTTCAACATATCCTCTGCTCTCCTGAGCAACATTGCCGATGATTGTGTCGCCATTCGACATTTTAATTAATTTACAAATCATCATTTTTCCTTTAAATTTATATTATAAATTTTATATTCAAACTTTTCGTCATTGTAAATTTTTATGCGCTCAGAGAAATGATCTAGAGTGAAGTTGTTTTTACCATTATAGGATAAATCGTCGGCAATGTCAAATAATATAGCTTGCTCTTTATTTTCTCCTAAACGCAATCCTCTACCAATTGATTGAAGAGTTCTAATCTTACTCTTGCTTGGTGAAGCAAAAACAACATTGTGCAAATTTCGTATATTTATGCCTGTCGAAAACGTTCCATAAGAAGCGACGATGATTGCATTATTTTCTGTTTCTGTTAGTCTTCTAACTTCTTCTCTTTCTTCTGCATCAACATTACCATGTATGAAAAAGACTGGGCGAGAATCTTCATCAAGTGTGCTTTTAATTAATTCATGCAGAACTTTACCATGCTTTTCTACGAATTGATAGAGTAGTAGAGTATTACCTTTTAAATCCATAACAAGATTTCTTATGAATCTATTTCTGGACTCTTTACTAATTATGTAATCGATTTCATCTTGATATCGATAGCCTTTGCATTGTTCGCATGATTCTTTATCGTGCTTTAGTATAAGTGCTTTAATCTTAAACTTTGCTAGTTTACCATCATCAATTAGTTTCTTTGTTGTTGTAATTTGCTTTACTCTACCAAACAATCCTTCAAGAACTAATTTATGAGTTTGTGTACCATCAAGTGTTCCAGTCAAACCAAAACGATATGCACATGTAGTCATGTTTGTTAATATTGTAGTGAGAGATTTTGCTTTAAATAAATGCGCTTCATCACCCACAATCAAATCAAACTTATTAAACCATTCTTTTGGCATCTTGTATACAGATTGCCATGTCGATATAATGATTGGCAGATTTGTATCTTTTTTTGATCCAGCAGTGATTTGATGTACGTTAGCATTGCTATCGTATCCATAAGATTCAAAGTCTTTATATAATTGAGCAACAAGAGAGATTGTTGGAACAATGATTAATGTTTTACAATTTAAATATCTCGTAATGAGATATATGATTAGAGACTTGCCAGAAGCTGTTGGAGATATTAATAGCCCTCTTCTTGCTCTTATTGCATAGATGAATGCGTCTAATTGATAGTCTCTGACTTCAAATGGTAATCCAAGAGTGTCAATAAATTCTTTAGCATCATTAGTAGAGAATTCATCATATAGATCGACAGACTTATCAAATACTAATTCATAATCTCTTTCTTTAGCAAAACTAATAAGATATGGTATAAGTCCATAGTATAGTTGTCTTGTTGCTAAAGTAAATAGGCGAATCTTACCATCCCATATCTTATTACGATATGCTGGCATGAATTTGTATCCTGGAACATAAAACGTAAAATATTCGTTTAGATCCATTGCGCTAGAACCTTCGCATTCGATTCTAGCGTATACTTCATTTAATTTAGAGACTACGAGTTTATTATACACCTTGTGTGAACTTCTTCCATTCTATAGCATTTTTAATTTGAAAATTTCTTTGATTGATGTTTTTAATAACTTCTTCAAGAAAGAATATTTTCTCTTTTTGATTAGTCTGGCGAACGTTTGATTGTATAATCTCTTTGTCAGAGTCTAGATACATATCAACTTCATTCTTCATTAGACGTTTCATAAAAGGTTCCCAATTCAATTCGTCCAACTCTTCTTGTGACATTTTACCATTATAATATTCGTACTTCTTTAGTCCTAACTCTTTACTTTGAAATTCAAGAGCCTTTAATTTTCTACGCTCATCAAAATAAATTTTAAGATACTTGCTATGTAGTTCTGGAATTTTGAGTGATTCTAAACCAAGTTCTGTAGAATCTACTGTAGAATCTTCTCGCCACGCATCCATAATTTGATCTAAAGTCATGCATCACCCTTTCAATGAAATGATCTAACATCATATCATAGTTTTAAACAGGTGTCAATTCGTAGTATGTGTAATTGAATGTGGCAGTTGAAGTAACGAATTCTTGCGAATCTGTTGTTGTAAAATCAATCCCACCAAGATCTGTTGGATAGACTTCATTAAATGTAATCTTCCACATAGGATTGTTTGCATTAGATTTTATGAATAAAATAGCATCAGATGTAATGCTATTATTTGTTCCTGGTTTTTGAGTTAGAGTTCCCAACTTATCGTATGATTTTGGGTTACCCAATTGAAATATCCAATTATAGATTTCATACCACGATTGCATATCTTCATCAACAATGAATGATAGACTTAATGTTCCGAATGTTATGATATCGCCAGGAATACTTACTGCAGCAAACGGAGTATTTACTTGTGTTGATTGTAATGTGAGTCCTGGTAAATTTACACTCTGAACAAAAAATGTAAAATTTGGAATTCTTGCTAACGAAAAGTCAAACTTATTGTTAGAAAGAAAACTCTTATTAATCGGTGGAATGTCCATAATTATCTCCTTTCACATATTTATAGGAAATAAAAAAGGGAGCATTTCTGCTCCCTTCAAAATCACTCTATGGTGATTTAATCAAATTACATTAGATTTGTAATTGAAATTCTACGGTAGTAGATGTTCTTATTAGCAAATGCCAATGTTCCGTCAGCTGCAGATGTTGCGAATGGGTTTGCAACCATTCCGTAACGTGTCTTGAAACCGATCTTTGGCTGGAATGTATCCTGGCCAACTGCACGAACCATTTGTAGAGGAACGTATGGGCAGTAGAACAAGCCAGCGTCAAAAGCTGATGTGCCTTTGTAGCCGATTGTTGCATAGTGAGTTCCAGATGTAGCTGCGAAGTATGGATCGATATAAACTTTGAAACGTCCATTTAGAACACCAGCAAATGTGTTGCCAGTATCGTCAACTTGTAGGCTATTTGCTAGAGCAGGTGTATAGTCAAGAACACCAGCCATTTGCAATGCAGAAGCAACGTCTGAAGAGCAAATTAGGATGTTACCTTTACCACGGCGTGTTGCTTTAGCAATTGCGTTAGCTTCGCGCTCTAGTTGGAACATTAAGCCCTTGAACTTCTCAACTGACCAACGACCGTTTGAGTCAACGTCTAGGTTGAAAGTACCAGCTGTTGTAACGTTCTCTTGTGCACCAACTGTTGCTGTCAAGTTAATTGTACGAACGACTTCACGATTGATCTCAGCTAGGATCTCTGTCGAAAGAATGTTCGCCAACTCTTGCTCTGCGTCAAGACCGTGAACTGCTTTCAAGTCCTGTGCTAGTTCCATTGTGTACTCAGCTTTTAGCGCACGGCTACGAGCTGTTACAGCAATCTTTTCAATTGAGAAAGCCATTTCTTGGAACTGGTTACCAGCTGCATCGCCAAGTGCTTCAGCTTGTGCAGTTGTCATACCTGTACCGCGTGTGTACTCAGTACCAGCAGATAGATCAGCAGGAGAAGCACCAGACTGTGTAACTGCGTTTGTTGCATTAACAGACGAGAATGCTGTATTAGCTTCGTTAAACAACGCTTCTGTTTGTGCCTGACCTGTGTAACGTGAACGCATTGCGAAGATCAAGCCTGTTGGGCCTGTCATTGGCTGGACACCACAAATGTCATAAGCAATTAGATTAGGAGCAGCGCGGCGAACTAATGAAATTAGAACTGGATCGTAAATGTCGATGTTACCATCACTAGCTGTAGAAGAAGATGCGCCCATTGCGTTAGCTGGGGATGCTTCTGTTAGTAGTGATGTTTGATTACGATAACCACCAGAACCAGCTGCGTCTTCGCGACATGCACGTTCTTGGTTCTCAAGAAGTTGTGCTGTAACTGAACGCTTGTGTGCGTCTTTGATTGAACTTAGATCAGGATGATCTAAGACTGGTGACCATTTTTTAATAAGATTTTCGATAGCCATTTTATTCTCCTTTGAGATTTATGTTTAATTTATTTATAAAAAATTATTTTTTGAGTGTTCTAGAAATATTCTGAACATAGTGACTCATTACTGGAGAGAATGACTCCTCTAGTGTAGATGTTTCTTCATCCATTTGATTAGATTTTGTTACAACTTCATTGCTGTCAGACTCATCAAAATATTTCTTTTTTGTCAAAAGAAGTTTCTGCTTATAATCATTTTCTGTGATGAACTCAATGTTCTCAGACAATGATTTAAGTTTCGCCAATTGAACTTCAGTCAATCCTTCTGAAATGTCAGCTACGATTTTTTCTTTCTTGTAGCCATTAATTTCTTCTGTTAGAGAGACATTATCTGTAATAGCTTTGTCTAATTCAGATTCTAAAATTTCAACTTGTTGTGCAAACTCTTCAACAATTTCAACTTTGTCTTCTGGAATATCAACATAATGCTCAACAAATAAATTCTTTAGTCCAACCATAAAGTCTTCAGCTAATTCAGCTTTAATGCCTGTCTCGATAGCTAGTTGGTTCTCTTCCATCCACTCTGTAACAACGTACTCTAAATACTCATCAATTTTTGTAACTAGATTTTCGTTGATGGATTGAACTTCTTCAACTAGTTTCGCTTCGAATTCTTCTTCTAGTCTTGCTGTTTCTTCTGAAACTTTTGCAAGAATTGCTGCTTCAAAGATTGATTTAGCATTGCTTTTGAATTCTTCAGAAAGCCCTTCGCCAGAAAAAATAGCAGCGATATCAGCATTCGTGTCTTTTAATTGTTCTGTCATGACAGTCTCCTTGTAAAATGCTTTAATTTATTGATAATGTATTTATAAAATATTATAGTTTTGAAATGAAATCTTTGAAAACTTGGATCATATTTTCTTCTAAGTTCTTCTTAGAAGATTCTTTAATGATCTCTTGATGTTTTGCAATTTCAACTTCTTTTAGAATTCCATTATCCCAAATCCATTGTTTGTTTTCCATAACCGCTCTAACGTATGCATCAGGAGCAGAAGGATCTGCAACAATATCAGCAGCAGTAGCAAGATAGAAATCGTCCATGACTACATTGATTCCATCTTTTCTCTTTTCCATTGATCCAAGACCGCGAGTGGAGACACCTACAGTAGCACCTTCACTTAGTAGATTCTTTACAATGTTTCCATATGGTGTGTCCATGATTTTTGCTTTACCAATGAAATCATTTCCATCTTGGCGCAACTCTTTAATCATGTGAGAAACACGTTCTAAATTAATTGTTGGTCCTTCTGGATGACCTAATTCACCATATGCACGATTCTTATCAATGTATTCTGTTTTGTATCTTGTGCTTTCTTTTTGTAGAATTGAAAGTGGATACATTCTATTGTTTCTATTCTGGCGTTCAGCTTGCATGAAAACGCCTTCGATATAATATTGTTTACCGCCAGCTTCTGCTTGTTCGGTAAAGAATTTAATCTCTTCGTTAATTTCTTGAATTAGTTTCATTTGATCCCCGCAGACTTTCGTTTTTTGATTGACATTGCTCTTTTTCTCAACATAGTCGCAATTTTCGAAACTCTTTTTCTTGCGCCTGATACTTGACCATGTTTACGATGCATCTTTTCTTGCGAAGACATTTTCACAAGTTTCCCATTAATAACTTTATATCCAGCCATTCTTGTCACAGCAACTCTTCTTTGAACTTTACCGCCACGAACTCTATTTACCCTAGAGATTCCAGCTTCACTCAAAAAATCCTTAAAACTTAACATTTTTAAGGGCTAATTCCATCATCAGTAGTTTCACGACTTGTATAACCAGTCGATTTTTTGCCTTCCATAATGATTGTATATGCACAACCACTAGTGAATCCAGCCGTTGATAAAAGAATATCGCCGTTAGCACCAGCGCCAGCATTGTTTGTCAATGGCATACTACCTTCACCAACTAGATTCCAATAGCCAGTCCCACTCAATGTTGTAATTAGAGTGTTTGTAGTTCCACGCCAAAGCAAATTAACTCTAGTATTTGCTGCTGAAACGTTCCAAAATAACTTAGTGATTGACAATCTTTGTGTAGATGAATCGCCATTCGATGCAACTAATGTATTAGCAGAGATTTTAACTACGTTAGACTCTCCAGTTCCATCAGAAATGTTTGTTAATTTAACTGCCCATGCAGAAGCATGGTCTTTCAATACTTGTGTGCTTACTGCATCAGCCATTTTTTAGTCTTCCATATGTTTAGCGAATTGTAAAAGATCGTCTGCATCTTCTTCTAATCTATTCATGAACACAATTCTATTTTGCTCATTTAAATCATTATAAACTTTATATAGAAGATCAGCATCTGCGCTTTCTTTCATTTTTGCTTTGATTGTGTTATATGCTTTTTGAGCAGCTTCTGGCTTGTTCTTTACCATTGCCGATGCAACTGCGTATGGACCGCCTTTGTAAGTGTCGCCAACTTTTTTCTTAGCAAATTCTTTGCCAATTGTATGTGCCATCTTAGTTTGTTGTGGTGTGAAATCTTCTTCATCTAATTCATTTTGTTCTGGAAGATTTGGCTTAGGATGTCTACCTAACTGTCTTTTAATATCAGCTTTCAATTCAGGAACATTTTTCTTTGCTCTATTCTCTTTTCCTTTCTGTGTGCTCAAAAATCTGCCTGCTTTTTTTGGATCAGTTGAGACCAATCCACGCAATGCTAAATTGTCTCCTTCACTAACTTCTTCAACTTCTTCATTTTGTTTCTTTAGATCCATTTTCAAATGACCAGCATCATGTGCAGCTTTAAGAACTGCATGACGATCTTTATAGCTTCCATTAAATGTGTCTTTTGTTAGATGGGCTTTGTATTTATTGTGATGCTCAGGTTTAATGTGCTTCAATAAAGCTGCACCTGCAGGATGTAGATTATCTTCAATCGCTTCGCCGAACGGTTGTTTATTGTCTAAACGATCCGCTGGACGCTTACCAGATGCAGTTTTAATTCCTTTCGGACCCATTTCTTCTGGACCAACATGCTCCAAATCGCCCGGATCTTTAGTCTGTGCTAGATATGAAACACCAGAAAGTTTGTTTGCAATACCTTCTTTATATTTCGCACGTTCAACTTCATCTAATTGAATAAAAGATTTAAAGGTCTTCATCTACGTTTCCTTCTGAACTAAATTGAAACTCTTGTTGTTGGTCATCTTCGTTTTGTTGTTCTTCATTACCGAAAACTGAACCTGCTAATTCCATCTTTTTAACTGCTAAAAAATTTGCAACCTTATCAGCTAAAATATCTTCAATGTAACCCTTGAATTCATGAGGCTTTCCCTCTAATGCACTATTAATTGCAGATTGAATGTTTTCCATAGTATAGCTCCTTTATAGATTTGTTATTATTTATACATTACAAGATTTATGGATTGAAGTATGGCATCAAGAAATTGGATCCATTGATGTTTATAGAAATAAATCCTGCTGGACCAGACGGCATTACATATGGTCCACTATTAGCGCTGACTGCAATGTGTCCTGACGGATTGATTCGAATTCCACCAGCAACAACGACCGCATCATTAGGTCCAACTTTAGAGATGTTATCATCTTTAAATATTAATGTTCTGTGATATTGTTTTAGTTCTGGAAGTCCAAATGATGCAGTAGAATCAATTGTGGTCGGCTTCATCGACCTTCTAACATTTGGATTCGGTACTACTGCAGTTGTCGTAATGCTTGTCGGCTGGTCAATCTTTTGATTGAGTTGTGCAGTACCAAACGTGACTGTCGATAGAATACTCGTATCTTCAATCTTTTCATTTAGTTTTGGTAGACCAAACGAATTTGTTGTTCCATCAGTAATACTATCTGGATTAATCGTTTGCTTGAACGTATATCCAAAAGTTGTGTATCCAAAACTATTTGTAGAAACAAGACCATCAAACTGATCGCTTAAATCTTGAATTGATGTTGTTGCATACGCTTGTAGTGGAGAGTTTTGAACTCTCCAAATTTGTATGTCTTGTGCAAGATTAATCGATAGTTTTAGAATTGTGGTGCCAAACGTAGCACCAGAATCTAAACTGACTGGCTTGATGCTTAAATTAAGAACATTAGTTCCGAACGAATTTGTTGTTCCAGCACTTGTCGGATTGATTGTTAAATTAAGTGCTGTTGTTCCAAATTGATTATTAGAAAATACTCCACTACCAATAGTGACTGCTGGAGCAACACTATTCTGTCCAACTACAAAAGTTGAAGTTATGGAGTATGCATCAGCACTTATTAAATCTAATAGAGTGGTAGATGAATACGTCTGTATCGTATTACTAGCATATCTCGATAAATCTGGATCGAGATATATCACCTGACTAGGCATAGTTTATAAAACCAAGTAAAATTACAATGAGAAGATTCTACTTGTTCCGCTAGAAAAGATAACAGAGATATCACTACCGTTTGGTGTGATTGGTAATCCAGTTGCAGTATCAACATAAGCAATCAATCTTGAAGTAGATTGAACACCAGTGTCTTGGAAGAAAATCAATGCTTCACAATTTGATCCAGATACGCTTGTGAATACAGCATCGTCTGCATCAAATACACCGTTAGCAATTGTTTTATTTGCTAATGTTGCTGTAGAAACTACTGCAGTATTTGATACTTCGCTTCTATACTGATGTGTATTCGCAAAAGAATAATAAGCAGTATCAACAAGTGCTACAGTAATAGTGTTAGCAAGCATGTTGATGCTACCATTTAAAAATGCTTCTTTGCCTTTTAAATAAAGTGCGTTTGACATAATAGACTCCGTTTGTAGTTATAAAATAATTGGTGAACCGATTTGTACTAACATTTTTGTTGAAGTCAATGCGACTCCAATTTTCATTGAAAATGTGGCTTTGTCGATGGTTGATGTTGTTACCAAATCGCCATCCGAACCTAGATATAAAATTTGATTTGGTGTCCAAGCCCAGTCAGCATTTGATAGTGTTCCAAACGTGACAGTTTTACCAGTAGCATCAATAATGCCTGCAACTTTATTTACATGAGATATATTCGTGGCAGACGCTAATGTTGTTTCGGAGTTAGTATTCAATGAAACGACTTTAAACGAATTTACACTATTCGTTATAGTAGTTGTTAGTGATTCTGATGATCCACCGCCACCCCCGCTACCAGAGTTTGCAGTCGATTGCGTGGTTCCATCTGGGAATGTGATGAACCCATTTCGACCTAATCGTAGGCCTTGCTTTAACTTAAAATCCGACATTAACCAACTACCCCGTCCCGTTAGAAACTAACTCAGAGGTTGGTCATGCTTTTACACATGACCAATCTTTACGCTTTACACCGTGCTATATGTAGCTCCAGTGATTTTCACCTTTACAGTATTTCCAGCTGTTGCTTGTGCAAGCAATCTAACATTATTTCCACTAACATCAGTTGTAAAGTCTACCAAGTCATCATTTGAATTTGTAGAAATAATTGCGAACTGAGTATTGTAAGCGGAACTTCCGTTGTGAATAACAAGAATTCTTCCTGTAACATAATGTGTTGTTCCAGATGTTACTGTTGCTGTGTATGTATATTCAGCAGAACGATAAACTAATCTAGAGAATGAATCGATTAGAACTGATGATGCGCTTGTTACACCAGTGATTTCAGTTTCTGTACTTCCTGCACCAGTAATTGTAATCGTGTTTGCATCAGTTTGAGTAACAGAAACTGTACCAGCACCAACGAATGTGATATCATCGGTAGGTCCAAGACTATCAGTTAGTCTAATCTTTGCGCTTGTTGAAGAAACTGCAACTGCGCTAATATCATATGTGTTGACATTATATTCTGATGGAATTGGAATATTGTAATATGTTGTTCCATCATTAGTGAATGTCCATCTATCTGTGGACTCTTTCCATATTAATCTAACGTTTTGTGCAGTTCCGCGCTCAACTTCAAGACCAGAATCTTGTGTTGGGGTGCCTGTCTCATTAGCATTAAGAATTAGAATCGTATTGCCAATGTTTACGTTAGCTGTTTGTACAGAAGTTGTAGTACCAGTAACATATAGATTTCCACTAACAATCGCATTACCATTAATTGCAATGTTTGCAGATGTAATATCATTGGAGTTTAGAGTTCCATTAATAGTTACATCATTAAATGTGACGTTAGCAGTATTCGAAACGTTCTGTCCAATAGAGATTATCGTATTGCCGGAAACCCCATTACCATTTGTAACGGTGACACCAGTCCCAGCAGTAAACGTTCTATTTGCAACAGTTGTCGCTGAAGTCTTTACAAGATAACCATTTGCTGATAATGTGATTGCATTTAGTGAACCATCATAGCCTTGAACGTCAGTTCCAATTGTTAATCCAAGATTTGTTCTTGCATCAAACGGAGTGTCTGCACCAGTACCACCATCAGCAACTGCTAGATTTGTGATACCAGTAATCGAACCGCCAGTAATTGTTACTGAGTTGGAGTTTTGTGTAGAAAGTGTTCCTAGACCAAATGAGGATCTTGCAACTGTAGCATTAGCTGACGCTATGAAATCTCTACCAAATGATGTAATTGTTGTTACATCAGCAGTGTTTGATGATGTAAAGTATGGTAGCTTATTAGTATCAGCAGCAACAGTAGCAAGTGCGCTTAGTTGTTCGTCGTATGCTTGAACATCAGTTCCAATAACTAGACCAAGATTTGTTCTTGCTCCAGCCGCTGTAGAAGCACCAGTACCACCATCAGCAATTGCTAGATCGGTGATTCCTGTAATTGATCCACCAGTAATGTTGACGTTATTATTAGCTTGAGTCGCCATTCCTCCAAGACCAAGAGCTGTTCTAGCAGCTGTTGAACTTGCGGTAGCAACTAATGAACGACCATATGTGGTGAATGTAGTAACAGCAAGCGTGTTTGCTGAACTAAAGTATGGTAATTGATCTGTTCCAGATGATAGATTTGAAACGGAATCGAGTGTTGGACTATACGCTTGAACATCTGTACCAATTACAAGACCTAGATTTGTTCTTGCTTGCGCTGCAGTAGAAGCACCAGTACCACCATCTGCTACCGCTAAGTCAACGATACCTGTGATAGAACCACCAGTGATGTTAACGTCAGTATTTGACTGAGTAGCAATAGTTCCAAGTGCTAGTACGGTTCTAGCTGCGCTTGCTGTTGAAGCGCCAACTAAGTTTCTACCAAATCCAGTAAATGTTGTTACTGTTAGAGTATTAGCACCATTGAAGTATGGCAATCTATCAGCAGCGGTAGATAGACCAGAAGCTGATGTTAGAATTGGATGATATGCTTGAACATCGGTTCCAATAGCAACACCGAGATTTGTTCTTGCATCGGATGCGTTTGATGCTCCAGTACCACCGTCTACAACTGCAAGATCGGTGATTCCAGAAATCGAACCACCAGTGATATAAACGTTAGAAGATTCTTGTGTAGAAATCGACCCAAGACCTAATGTCGTTCTTGCATTTGATGCGCTTGTTTGTGCTAGAAGAGTTCTTGCATATGACGTTACAGTCGAAGTTGTTACTGTATTCGCACTATTAAAGTAAATAAATTTATCGGCACCAGCAGACCCAAGAGTCGCAATCGAAGTTAGCGTATCATCATAGGGCTGAACATCAGTACCAATTGCAAGACCTAGGTTTGTTCTTGCTTGAGAGGCAGTTGTTGCACCAGTACCACCATAAGCAATCGTAATGGTATTACCTGTCCAACTACCAGACGAGTTAACAACGTCAACGCTATTAACCTTTAAACCACCTTTGACTTTAAATGTCATATTAATCTCTCCTAATTATTTGATTTTTTAAATCTCTGACTATTTAGCTTAAATCATTCTTCTAAACTTAAAACTGTATAAAACTGCTGCCGTACAATTTACTGTGCCGGCAATTTGAAGTTTTAAATCATTTGTATCAGCGTGAAGGGTTCTTTGTACTCTAAGGAACAATGCACCAGATCCTGGGCCTTGTCCAGCTCTATGTAAAACAATCTCATCAAAAATTGTAGAATTAGTATCTGATGAATACCAAGACATTAATCCAGTATAGTATTCGTTAATGTGCCCACCGCCGACTATGTTATCATTTGCTTTAATTTGTACAAGATAAGATCCAGTTGGTAATGCTGTAGAATGAATTGGAGTATCTTGCCAATCGTCTGTGATTTGGAGAATTGCATTCAATTCATAAATCTGGTCAACGTTTGTACCAGAAGTCATTACTAATCCACCATGAGTAATGGTATTGAAAGTAACGTCTGCAGTTGTATTTAGATCCTGATCGTATGTGGCTCCTCCACCACCTCCACCAGTATTGACAAAGGTAATAGACTTTGGATTTGTATTTGCATTAGTTAAAATTGATATACCAGATCCAGCAACGAATCGAATTGTGTCTAATCCATTAGCAACAAGATCATTTTGACCATTAACTTTCCATGTTTTGAAAGTTGAATTCATCTTAATACTTGCAAGTCCATTACCTAGACCAACAACATCAAATCCAGAATTTGTGTCAAATCTTAAAGCTGTTACATTGTTTACTGTGTTTGAAATGTTTCCGTCATCATCAATTAGACCAGTAGTGATACCAACCCATGCTGTATTTTGTAGAGTTCCGTTTGGAAATACAATGCTATTTGATGTATTGAAAGACCAAATACTATTCGCACTCTTTAATCTTATTGCATCAGTATTTGAAACAAGTGTTGTGCTATCAAAAGCAATGTTTCCTGTAGTAGAAACATTATTTCCAGAAATTGTAATTGGCTGAGAAAAATTAAGTTCGCCAGATTCATTGACAGATATCTGAACATTACCAACATTTAAAGATGGTATGACTAAAGAGTTATTGCTACTAGATAACTGTACTCCGCCAAGATTTAATGTATTTCCGCTTAAATATAAATCTCTAAATCTTAATGATGGTGAACCTAGATCGTATGCTACGTTAGCAGTTGGGATTATGTGTCTAGTATTTGTATTTCCAGTTAATGTTATACCAGCAAATGTGACTGTATTTGATGTGTTAAGATTTTGATTATATGTTACTGAAGTATTTGCTTTAGCGAATGCTGAGTTAGCTGTAGAGAATGCGCTGTTGGCTTGTGAGTATGCTAAGTTTGCTGTGTACCATGCAGAGTTTGCTCTTGCTCTTGCTAGAGTATCTACTGTACCGCCACCACCGCCAGTCTGTTCTACGAATACAAATTTTTGTGTTGCTTCATCATACGATAAAACATAAGCATCTTGAATGCTATCTCTATCAACGTCATCTAAGTAACGTAGATTGACTTCACCACCACCATGAGATCCGCCACCGAATCCTTGACCAATGATTGCATTGACTTTATTTTTGTATTGATTTACATCTTGTAGTAAAAACTCTTTAAACTTGTTGACTTGCTCTTCTACTACTCTTACATCAGCATCTTGACCTGGATCGCCTTTCTCACCTTGTGGACCTTGTTCTCCTTGAGGCCCTGGCGCACCTGCTGGTCCAATGTCACCCTTTTCACCCTTTGCTCCTTGTGCGCCAGGCTTTCCATCTTTACCATCTAAACCATTTCGACCGTCAATTCCATCTCGACCATCTATACCGTCACGACCTGGAAGACCATTGATGCCGTCAATACCATCTTTACCTGCTTGACCTTCTTTGCCATCTACTCCAGCAGGACCTTGAATACCTTGCTCACCTTGTATTCCTTGCTCGCCACGATCACCTTTGTCGCCCTTGTCGCCTTTCTCACCGCGCTCGCCTTTAGGACCAGTCGCGCCCATGTATCCTTGAGGACCAACTTCACCAGTGTCGCCCTTTTCACCTTGTGGACCTTGTTCGCCAGTGTCGCCCTTTGGACCAACTGGACCTTGAGCACCAGTCTGACCAATGAATCCACGAGGACCAACGATACCTCGTTCTCCTTGTGGGCCTTCGACATATTCAACGAGAGTTTTCTGTTCGCTACTTTGTTCTTTAATGAAATTAAAAAGTTCTTTCTTTAATTTCTCAATTTCTTTTTTAGTATAGGCAACTGATGTTGCAACAGAAAGTGCTTCGCTAATAATATCTTTTTGCGAATTACTCTTTGTTGTCACCCTTTGCCTCTTCGACTAAAGTATCAAAAAATCTTGTCATTGATTTTGATAGTTCTTTTTGATCAGAATCATCAAAATCTCTTTCATACTCTTCGCCTTTTACTTTAATATTGACTTGATGTGATGTTGGTGCTGGAGGTGGCGCTTCTTGTTGTGCTTGCTCTTCTTCTGGAGGAGCATTCTCTTCTTGTTGCGCAGCTTCTTCTTCCATCTCTTTATCTAGTTCTTTAATATCTTCTTCGCTCTGTTGTAGAACTTTATTACGAATATGACGAACAGAGAAATACTTTCCAACAAATGGATCGATTGCTTCTAACAAGCCAAGTCTTTCTTTTAGAATCTCAGCATCTTTAAGTTCTGCAAAATGCAAATCAGATTGATAATCATAAGAAATTTCTTCTTTCATTTGTTGCCACTCTTTACGAGTACAAATACCTTTTAGCAACAATTGAGTTTCTAATAACTTGTCAAATAAATGTGAAAATCTTAAACGTAGACGATTGACGAATTTTGAAAACTTTAATTCATCTCTAGTGATTTCCGATGCTCTACCCAAAGAGAATCCATTCTCAGAATCCAGTCTTGTGATTGGAACGTTTAATGACTTGAATACTTTCTTTTGAAAATATAAAACATCATCAATCTCTCCTAGATTTTGACCACCCTGAAGAGTTGTGATTTCAGTTCCTTTGCCACCTTCTCTTCTTGGCAACCAGAAGTCTTCAAGCATAGTTTGGAATCTTCTATCGTCGCGAATCTCTCCAGTCTGTGCATCATATACAATCTTGTTCTTATATCTTTGCATAATATCGCGAAGATATTGTTCAGCTTTCATCTTTGGTAAATTACCAACGTCAATATAGAAAATTCTACGTTCTGGGGCTCTTGAAATTCTATAGATGACTGTTGCATCTTCAAGCATACGCAATTGATTTAGTGGCTTGATTGCTTTATGCAAATGTGAAATAATCACTTTGCCATCTTTGTCTGTGATTCCAGAGTTTATGTAACAGATAGCGTCTGCAGCAATCTTAATGCCTTGAGATCCATCTCTAGCAAAACCTTTGTCTGAGTAAATAAAGTAATCGACATAGTTTTGTGAAGGAAGTGCATTTGCATTTATTTGAGTTTTATCTCTCTTCTGTTCTCTAACTTTACGAATCTTTCTTGGATCCACATAGCGAACTTCCTTTAATCCACTTCTTGGATTCTTTTCATCAATGACCATGTGATAGTAAAGTCTACCATCAACATACCATCTACGAAAAATATCATAGCCTTGATTATTAAAATCTAAAAGTTTCATAATGAAATGATATTCATCACGAATTTTCTTTTTAATCGATTCTGGTTGTTCAAGTTTATCTAGTACAATTTGAACTGGATAATCACCATCTTCAAAAACTAAAGATTCGTTTACAATGTCTTCAATCGCAGCATCGCATTCTGGCTGAAGTGCCATTTCACGATATTTTTTAATTAAATCAGCATCAGATCTAATCTGACCTTCTAAATCAATGTATGTACCGTATACTCCACCGCCAGCTATCGATACTGATGCATCATCATCATTAGCTGGAACGAATGATTTTAATTTCTCTGATTCGGCTTCTTCTTTGCCGATCTTATACCCGAAAAGTTTTATGGCCATTTTTTATTCCTAAAAAACGAATGGGGGCATAATAGCCCCCACCCTGACACTATTACGCATCTATTTATGTATGCGTATAATTCATATTGGAATGATATTAGGTTGTTGCTGACACCGCTGGTGCATCAGCATCAATATTTGCTGCAGTATCACCAAATAAAACGTGATTATACATGAATGTTACGCTAAACTCTTGAATTGCATCAGTTGTGTCATATGATAAATCAATTGCAGAAACATCTGTGGGAAATGCATCAATTAATTTATATCTACGACTTGCAAGACCATTAATCTTTAAGTGTGCAATGTCAATAGAAACTTTATAGTCAATATTTTGTGTAGTACGAATATCTGCAGTAGCGTCTGGATTATTGATATACTTTAACCATCTATCAAATGCTTTACGCATTAATTGTTTGTTATCGTTAACAATTGTAATTGTCCAGTCGCCATAAGTTCTATCTCCAGGAAGTTTAATTCTTCTTCCTCTATATGGAACTTCAATAACTCCAACAGATAATGCTGGAATTGCTGCAGATTTACATAATACAGTAAAATTACTTGCAATAGCATTTCCAGTATCTGCAACGCCAGTAGGCAATCTCAAATCTACTGAAAATAGATTTGGTTTTGCTCCAGCACTAAGTGCAGCTCTAAAATTTGAGATATTAAAAAATCCGGCCATGATTATTCCTTATTTTGATATTTTTATTATAGTTCAGTATAAACAAAATAATCGTATGACCAAGTACATGTAAATTCTTCAAGTGTATCTGTAGAGTCATATGATAAATCAATTGTCGAAATATCACTTGGCCATGCATTTCTTAGTTCACATTTATATACTGCAGTTCCACTTAAATCGTATTGAGTTACTGTGATAGTTCCAAAGTCAGCATCAGTAGCACCAGTTCTTTTTGCATAAGCATTTACGTCACCAAGGTTAGTTGGTGCATATAGTCTTTGCAAATCTTCTAGCGACTTTCTGATTTTCTGATTCTGATCGGACATGATTGTAGTTGTCCAATCAGAGAATGTTCTATCTCCAGCAATTTTGTAGCGGCGACCAGCAATGAATGGAATTTCAATTGATCCCAGGGTTGATCCTGGAAGCTGCGCCGCTTTACACAAATATTGGAACTTTTCTATCAAACCATTGTCATTTAAATCTGGGATTGCTAAAGTAACTGTAAATAGATTTGATCTAGCTCCAGTAGCAATCGCTGATTTTAATCTTTCTAAACTGGTGAATGCCATTTTATTCTCCGTTGTGTTTATATGCTATATTTATCCGCCAGTTACTTCGGTAAACGACACAGATCCTGCAACGGAGACAAAATTAAGCTGAACAAAGTTAACAGAGCGAATTGGTTGAACGTAGATATCACAAACAAATTCATTGTTATTTACAACTGAATCTGGATTGTTTCTTTCGTCGCAAACTACGCTAAATGCCGTAATACCTCTTCTAGCTTGTACGCTTCTTAGATATGGAACAATCAAGTTGACGAATCCACTTCTTGTTGTAGCATCGTTTTGATCAAACAATACTGCATTAGCTGCATCAGAAATTGTTCTCTGTAATTCAATGAACAATTTACGGACGTTGATTCTATTTGTTGAAACGGGCTTTGTTGTGAAAGTCTTGTCGCCGAATAGAACTGTACCACGACCAACTTGTGTAAATACTGGATTTACTGCAGTCTTGTAAAGAGTGTCACGCTCATCTTGATTTGGATTGAATGCTAGTTTGACGATGTTTTGAACACCACCATTTGCATATCCAGCAGGCGATAACCATGGATCTCTTGTTGAATCATTTCTAGCAATGATACCAGCAGTGTCGCCATTCAATGGAACATAAACATATGTGTCATTGTATTTGTCGTACTGATACTTCCATCCACTATCTGCAACAACATATGTAGAACGTGTGATTGTATCTGCCCATGTTGCAATTGCACTTGCTTCTGAACCAGCATTGTTAACAACGTTTGCTCTTAGTGGAGAGATACACGCAACAACGTCTTTTCTTAATTCAGCGACGTCAGAGATGATTCTATTAACAACTGTTGCATTTGATTGACCAGCAATGATAATTGTCGCTGGAACTTCTTGCTTGTTTGCAAGTTTTCCATAAGAAGTAATGCGATCACCGTCTTGAATTGTGTTGCTATCAGCACCACCAGCTAAAGAATATGTCTTTGGCTTAGATACTGCTGTGTATGTTACTGCAGCACCAGATGTGATGAATGCGTTACCCCAGTTTGTTCCAGCATTGTCATGCGCTGCCCACCAAACATAATTTGAGCGATCATTGATAACTGTCTTATAATAGTTTGTACCACCATTGTCCGATCTAGCATTTGAACCTTTTGATAAGTATCCAAACTTTTCTAGAACGTATCCAGCTGTACCAGTAATGTCTCCTTCTTCGTCAACAATTGCAACGTGTAGTTCATCATTAGAAGCGCCTTGTGCAGCAGCCGATGTTGATGTTCCTGGAGCTGAGTCAAACTCGCTAAAGTATTCCCATCTACGAGTTGCTGTTGCTGATGTTGCGCCAGTCAAGTGTGCTGTTGACAAGCTGAAAGCATTTGCATTGATTGTGTTGGAAACTCTAATTGTGCGTCCATTTAGAGTAACATAGTCGCCAATTGTTAGTTCTGTGTTAGCTGCAGAACCAGAACCGATAACTAATGTTCCACCAGCAGCAACTGTAAATGTTCCAGTTAGTGAAGAAGACCATGCATTTGCGCTTGGACAAATAGAAACTTTAATTGAATTTCCTAATGAACCAGCATACTTTGCTAGCCATGGTCCAACGTTAAATGATGCTGTGTTCAAATAAACGTCTTTATTTTTAATTAGAAGTCCAGTACCAGATGTACCAGATCCTGTTGTTGCTTCCGCAGTAGCATTTAGAGGTGTGTTTGCTGTTCTAACAACGAATAGTTGATTAGAATATCCTAGAAAGTTAGCTGCTGAAAGAAAATCAACAATGTTAGTAGCATTTGGCTTTCCAAATTGAGCGACTAGATCAGTTTCAGAAGTTACTAGTGTTGGATATTCAATTGGTCCCCAACGGAACTGACCAGCAAATCCGCCAGCAGTAGAAGCAGTTACGGTTTGCGAAGTCACCAAATCTTGTTCAGTAACTTTGATTCCTGGTGAAATTAAACTAATAGCCATTGAATTCTCCTTGTTATAATAATTTTATTATTTTTTGAGTTTACTTCAATTTATTTATAAAAAATCGCTTTTGTGTGTGCTTACGGTGTCCCAAACTTGCCCACCAGAATCAACAAATTGTGTTTCGTCTTTTCCGGTATTTATAAAGCCAAAAGGTGTGATTTCATCTTCAATCATCTTAATGCGAGCATCGTATAATTCTTTTCTGATGTTTATGTTTGTTAGTTCTTTGAAGTATGAGTTTGTTGTGAGCCATGAAAATAGCACTAGAGGCATTACTAAATCGTCGTGATATCCTTCATCAGCAGCAAAACTATCACGCTTTTGAATGAATGTTGAGATTTCTGAGATTGTGTCTGCGTCATGAATTAGAAGTTTCTTTTCTTCAAGCATTGATTTAAAGTTTGAGCATCCAATGCGTTTTACTTTTTTATCTGTGATAACACCAAGTTGTGTTTTTCCGTTACCAAAGCCACCATTAACGACTTGTCCTTGAGTTGTTCTGGAAACTGATATGATGTTTTCGTATTCGTATTCGCTATAAAGAATTTCTGCGACTTGTTCTGATGTGTTGATTTCAATTAGAACGTATGCTTCGTTGTATTCTTTTCCAACTTTGTTTATAATTGACGGATATAATAGTGGACTAATCTCATTGTTTCTATACTTACCAACCATTACATAAGGCATTTTTGTAATGTCTAGAATAACGAATGCTGAGTAGTCTGCACCAACACCTTTTGCTGTATCTGCAACAATAACATAAGAATGATCTTTTTCTACTTTTTCGTATATATCTAAACCATCCTTTGAATGAATGATTTGATTAGCTGACATTTGACCAATTGTACCAGAAGATATCAGAGTCATGCTTGAACCTAAGAAGTTGCATAGAACTTCTTGATTAAATTTAATTTCTCCTAATAGTTTTCTTTGTGTCTCTGCCCATGCATCATCTCGACCAGGAATCTCCCAATACGGAATGAATAGATTAACAAATCCATTTCTATTATTTTCAGCATCATTCCAGAATTTCCAGAAATGATTGTAACCTAGAGGAGTAGATGACAATAGAATCTTTGTAGTTTCACCAGCAGAAATTGTAGGATAGACTGAAGTGAAAAATTGTTCTGCAATGTTGTTTGGTATGATTGCTGCTTCATCAACATAAAGTAAGTTTACTGACTTACCACGAATACCAGATGCACTTGTTGCTGCAGTAAATACGATTGATCCGTTCTCTAATGCAATGTCGCCCTTGTTCCAAGTAGTGACACCTTGCTGCAACCACTTAGGAAGATTTTCATACATGATTTGATAACGATATAAAACTTCTCTTGCTGCACTTGCTTTGTTTGCAAGAATCGCTACAGTCTTGCTTGATTGAAATAATGTATACCAAAGAATGTATGCAGCAGATGTTGTTGTCTTGCCTTGCTGACGTCCTTCCATGAGAATAACTTTTCTATTCTCATGAATAATCTTTACTTTTTTCTTTTGACACTCATATAGTTTGAATGATTGAAGACCATGATCAAGTGTGACAATTTTACAATATGTTTCTATAAAATATACTGGATCATTGATACATTTCAAATACTCTTCAACTTCTTCTCTACTAAAGTTAATCTTTACATTAGATGCTTTTAGTAGAGCATTCCCTAGATACGACTTTGGTGCATCATTCATTTAGAGTTAATTAATTTTTGTAATTCTGCTGTGCTACCAACAAATAACGAATTGTTTGTTACATTCTGTGGTTGTTGCTGTTGCACATCTTTGCCTTTAGCTTCTCTCACTTTCTTGCTCAATTCAATCAAATCTTTGTTTGTGTCAGAAAGAGTTTTAATCAATTGACCGATGACTTCATATGCTCTTGGCGACTCACCTTCTTTAGCAAGAAAGATAATGTTTTCCATTGCAACTTTACCATTCTCAATTAGACCACGAAGATTGTCTCTTGCGTATTCATAATCAGAATCGACAGTATGGTTTTCTTCATCTTTGACTGGTACTACATCAATGATTGCATCTTGTGCAACTGCTGTTGATGGAATTTCAAAAATGCTATTCAATTTTTCATCTATAGTTTTTTTCATATGCCAGTAGTAGTTTCAGTAATAGTAAAAGATTCATCTCCACTAAATGTTTGAGTGGTTACAATTGCATTTTCAATCAAAAATCCAGTATTAATTTCAGCATTAGCAATGTATTTGAATTTGTTGAGTGGTCCGAATAGATAACCCTTGACTGTGAAATTTAAATCCCATGTTTGTACTCTACGAGATTCGAAATCACCTTCATAAGAGTCTTCTGAATTTACACTTGTCAATTCAATTGGAACGTCCATTGTTATACCAAGTTCTGGAAGAACTTTCATTGTCACAGTAAAATCTGGTGTAAAGAATGGAATAATTTGCTCTACGATTTGATGACCATCTTCGGTATTCTTTACGAAAATGTTTAGCGTAAAATCCATATCATAAGGAACTGGAGTGTATGTATAATCAAAGTCAGTACCACCAGTATTGATACCTTTTACAATTCTATGTGCGCTATTTAATTTTCTTTGTCCAGCATAAGATAAATTTGTGAATTCAAATCCAAGTCTTGGAAGTGTGATTGAAATTTCTCTATTCAAAGTTGGATCAGTTAGAACTCTTGTGATAAACTTTTGTTTTGGACCATACTCAATTGGAACATTAATGCTTTGTATCTTTGCTCCATTAGCATCATCCCGTTCAACTTGAATTTCATTGAATAGATTACCGAACATTAAAATGTATCGTCTTAATGTGCCGTGATAAAAATCGTGTCCGAACATCATGATTAGAAAGTCCTTGAATCTGCGAAAGTGTTTTTCTCTGAGAAATCTAATATATCATCTGTAATGATTTTCTGTCCAATGAATACGTTATCTGCAGAAACTTCAGAAGCGAGAACAACGTTAGATTCGTCGATAACGTAATCTCCGTCTTCTAACAATAGCAATGTATCATCTTCAAGTAGAGATTTTTCTATGTTTGTTGTAGATAGACTATACTGATCTTCAATTGCATCAATTGCAGGAACATCAGTATCGATTCTTTCACTAGAGTATTCAAATCTATCACATCTCATTTCAAATGTGTAAAGATCGCCTAATTGAAAGAAGTTTTCAATGTTTTCTGTGAACTTGATTTCGTACATGTAGCCAAGCAAAGGAACCCAAATTAAATCGCCTTCTCGAGGTCTTAGAATTCCCGAGTAATCGTATCCTTGCTCTGCAAGAAAATAATCACCATCTTCTAAGAGAACATTATATCCATATTCATTCATCATTAAAGGCTTCAATGATTCAATGAATCTTTTTTGTGCAACTACGAAAGTGATTGACTCATCGATTTGCAAACCAAATTTAGAAATGAAATCTTCTTGTCCCATAAAGCCATCATAGCTTTTGATATACATTTCCATTTCGAGTGCGTCATCATAAATGATAGACCCATCTTCATTGTAAAGTTTATCTAAATTTACATGTGTTCTTGGAATGTAATATGCATCGACACCATAAATCTTTATTGACTCTACAACTAATGATCTAATTAGTGACTGCTCCGATTTAATTGGAGAGTATTGATTAAAGAATCTATTGCGAGCCATTATCCAACCATGTCTAGAACTGGTAGCGAATAAGAAGAAATCATTTCTGTTTCTAATTGATTTAATTCGTCTAGTGCTTCATCCCAAATCTTTTGCCCATTGAATGTGATGCCGCCAGGCATTGAAATGCCTTCGAACTTTTTAAGGTTCTCACCCCATTGCTTTTTGATTTGAGCTGTGCAATATCGCTGAAGCCAACGATCATTATACATGTCTGTATATGTGTCTGGATCAATTCTCTTATAGCCTTCAATGATAATGTATTCACCAGTTTTGACTTTAGTATCCCAGGACATATCAATATAAAGTTTATTAATATGACGATTGAATCTAAGGGACTGTTTACCAACGAATAGTTCTTCAGCAAGTGCAACGTTTTGAAACGCCATGTAGTAAGGCGCAAACGGACCTGTGTTGAATGAATACAAATCATTCAAAGAGATTTGATATCTTAGATTGAAAAGATTGTTTGTAGAATAACTATCGCCAACGTCAAGTATGCTTGTAACTCCAATGATTTCATCTGGAATTTGAATATACTTGTTTATTTTGTCTTGGTCTGTGACTTGATGCGCTAGATAGATTTTCTCTGTTGCATCGTAATGATAATCATAATAATATGAAAACGCAATTTCAATACAATCTTCTATTTGCTCATCTGCGACGTTAATTTCTAATAGAGGTGCGCCCAATCGTCTAAGACAGAATTGCTTGAATTCTTCTCTTGATGCTGGTTTGCTGGTACTCATTTCTTCCCCTTATAAATTTCATGTTCTATTTATAAAATTCGGAGACTATGAATGCTACGCTATCTTTCCAAATGAGATTACCAAAACAAGCAATGTTCCATTTAGTTTCTCCATGTTCTTCTGTACGCTCGGTGAAAGTTTCTCCACCAAGAATACGAACGTCAGATGCTAAATGTTCGACACCATTTTCAAACACTCTCCATACTAAATTTGATCCGTTATTTTTTGTATTAAATCTGATATGATATTTGTTCACGCAATTCCCAATTCTTTTCGAATCTTAGTTGCTGAGATTGAATGGATTGATTCATCAAATGTTTCTTGTTCAATTTTATATCCAACGTCGCGTCCATATGTGATGTTCACAATGTTTGGAACGACTTGAATTTCGTATTGACCTTGAAAGATTGGATCTAAATCACGCTTGATGAAATTCTTTACTTGTTCAATTGCAAATGGATTGCTTCCTTGCCAGCCTTGACAATCGCGAATTTGAATTACGACTTGACCAGTCTTTGCAATCGCACGTTCGAATAATGCTCTATGACCAGCATGCCACGGTTGCCATCTTCCGAGCATTTGAACTGTTTCTTTTTGCCAATCAAATGTTGGTCTACGTTTCTTTTCTAGAATGTGAGATCCAACGAAGTCCACCCACTTGTCAGCATTCTTTTCATTGATACGAAAATCATAAACTTCTGGATCAATGAATGCTTTGTTTGTGTCTTCGTAGCGACCAGAATCAATCGTGTCCATCCAGATTGTCCAGTCAGCTTTAAAGTTATTTCGCATTTCTGGTAATGGTGCAACAAAATCGCAAATGACATAATCGCCAGATGCTCTAATTGCAAATTCAAACATGCGAAGTGACTGACGAATGCGACCTTCTTTTGAAAAGTCCCAATCGTTATATCGTTTTCGGATTTCGTCTGCGTTGAACCAATCGACTTCAGCGCTCCAGTATTGAGGAGCAACTTCATACTTCATCATTGTAGAATCTGGCATGTTTGAAATATTAGAATTGTTTTCTAAGTATTTCTTGAGTCTCTCTGCGAAGTATGTCTTACCAGATCCGGGAAGTCCCATGATCAAAATTCTTTGTGCTGCCATAATATAACTCCATCATGATATAAAAAATTATTTATGTTTGAACGCTACAGAAATTTGAAAGATATACATCATCAAACCCAGTTGGAGATGAAGCTGCTTCAGCTGAACCACCAACATCCCAAGTAGCAAAAGGAAATCTTGTAAGAGACCATGGAGCATATCCTGCAGGAGAACTTCTCGTAGTGTATCCGTGAGTTTGACTCTCATTTGTTGATGCTGGTATGTCACCAATTGGTGGTGCATTATTCAGCGATCCGACAGCAATAGAAGTTGAAAGATTTGTGAAAGGAAATCTTTCAGCAAGCTGAACAGGTGAATATCCTGGAGTTGGTGTGTTTGAAGTATAAGATGCACCACCAAAAATAAATGCGTGAGTTTGACCAGAAACTCCCTTTCCAGCATATCTATAATAAATCATATCAGAAACTTGAGTTGTTGGATTATTATTTGCAAATGGAAATCTCGTCGCGGTTTTACCTCCAGAGTATTGACCAGAACTATATCCATGCGTCATTGAATTTACTTCTGAAGAAATAGACGAAGGACCCACCTTTAAGTCATTAGACTGAATAACTGAACCAAAATCTGTTGCATATAACCATTTATAATAACTCGCTCCGGACGGTGTTGGTGAAGGTGCCGAATAGTAAGTTGCTTCTGCAGATTGATGATGTTTTGGAGTGGATCCTGCAGCTGGAAGATTGCCACACAAAGATGCAGTTACAGAACTTGAACTTGATTCTGCAAATGGAAACTTTTTAATATTTGATGAAAACAATGGATTGGCGGGCGGACCGCCATCACCAAATGAATATCCATGAGTTTCAGAAGAAGATCCTCCACTTCCTCTTGAGTATGCTGGATTGCCTGGACCTGACCCATAAACATATCCAACATCAACTTGATTTGAACCATTGGAAAAAATAAATCTCTTTATTCTATTAGAGACATATCCACCATAGGTATATCCAGCAACTCTACCTTGTTTGCCAGATTTATAGAATCTATCAGCTTCAACTTGACCATCGAAAACAATTCCGCTACCTGTTTCAGATAATGTGAAAGATCCAATTTCAATGCGATCTGGATAAAGTTTGATTGTCATTTTAGTATTGTGCTCCTGCCGCAGATCTTCTCGATTTAACTAATGCTCCAACAGTTGTAAATGTAGTATCAGTAGCAAATTGAAATTTAAGTATTCTTGTACTATTTGTAGCTCCCCCCGGAGATGGATCTATTTGTCCACCTGCAATATATCCAGAAACTATAGAACTTATACCAGCACCATATACACCAGTTGTAGGCATTGTTCCTACATTTGATATTGCTTCTGTAGCAAATGGATATTTGTAAATATAGTCCATTCTATCTGGATTAGTTCCGCCACCACGAAGTCCGCCAAGATGATATCCACTTGTAGTTGAACTATGCCCAGTAGAATTTCGAGTACCTACTGGAACTGTTGTGAGCAATATCGTATTTCCAAATTCAGAAGCAAATGCAAATCTTTCAAAATTATTAAATCCTGCAGGAGTTGATCCGCCATAACTATATGCTCTAATTCCACTTGAAGAAGAAGAATTACTTGCAGTTATAGCAGACAAGTTTCCAATTAAAGTAGCATTTGTTGTTTCTGCTGTCAATGGGAATCTATCAATGTTTGAAATATTTTGTCCACCACCAGGCAATCTATTACTAAATCCTCCAAAGTTATACCCATAACTTTGATTCTGAGATGTTGCTTGATTATTTTCTTTATATGTGCTTAGTACCCCAACGTTACTACCTACAGACCAAGGATTTGCAAATGGAAATCTTCCAATAGTGTCATATGTTGTATTGTCTGGCTGACTGTTTCCGCCAAGATTATATCCGTGTGTAGAAGATGATACTGCTGCGTTAATAATACGATATGCACCAATACCAGTATTGTCTGGATATAAAACTCCAGGTAATTGAGTAGCGTTTGTGTCTGTTGCAAATGGAAATCTTTCTACTGTTTGCGCTCCTGTTGCTAATGGAGAATTTGGTGTCGCACTTCCACCAAATGCATATCCAGCAACACTTCCTTGAGTACCAATAGTTCCTCTTCCCTGACCAGCAGAAATTTCTGGCGCATAAAAAGTTCCATGTTCAATCATGATTCCATTAGGAACAATTACGATATTCTTCGAACCTATCGTAATTCTATCTGAATTTATTGTTATTGCCATGATTCTTTTTCTTTTTAGAAGTGATGACCAGAACCGTTTTGATGACTTGCTGTAGTATCACCAATATATTGATGAGCAAGTTCTGCTGCAAATGGGAATTTCATGATCCAAGTTTGTGTAACTGGAGATGGACCACCTTCAGTTGCACCAGTAGCATATCCATATTCTGTAGATTGAAATGGTGATGCTGGTGTCCCTCTACCAAGAATTCCAGTAACTGGGTTTGATATATCTACATCTCCAACGAAATTATGAGTTGTGTCTGCAGCCCAAGTAAATTTGTATACAGATTTTTGCCACGGTGATCCTGAAGTGGAATATCCAGATGCAATAATTCCTGCAGTTGCAGTTTGATATCCACTTCTTCCAAAATTACCGGATGCTGGAACATCTGTCCACGGATATGCCGACCAACTACCGCCACCACCAGTAAATGTTTGTGTTAAAGATATTCCATTAAGTCCTTGACCAGAAAATGGAAATCTTAAAGTTGCGCCGGTAGTATAACTTGGTTGAGGAGAACCTGTCGTTCCTGCAATAAAATACCCATGAACTTGAGAACTAACCGCCCCACAATCTGCTCTTCCAGTGCTCATATACCCCACGGTAAATGCTGGTTGTTCAGTTACGAATTGAATTCTTTCCATTTCAGTTCTAGCCACTGAACCGGGCGGTCCAACATTAAACCCGGTACTATTAAATCCAATTTGTGAAGATGCATATACATGACTAGTTGTACTGACAGAGACCCCTCGTGATAAATTTCCTATGTCAGACGCGCCAGCACTAGTGGTGAATGGAAATCTTTCAATTTTTGCAGAGCCTCCGATTGATCCATGATATCCGCCAAATGCATATCCATGAGTTTTTGAAGACATTCCAGAATTGCGTCGTTGACTAATAGCTTGAACCATGTTACCAACTGACGTACTATTTTGTCCTCCAGCGGCAAATGGAATTCTATCTATTACAGAAGTTGCATTTCCTGCTGTATTTGTTCCACCAGTTGTAAAACCAGCAATTGAACCTTGATTCAGCAAGTCTTCTGGTCTAAATGATGTAATCGCACCATCAAAAGTAAATCCAGTAGTAGTTTCTTTTAATGTAAAAGTAGTTCCATTGTTGTCATCGACAAATTCAATGGAATCTTTTTTGATTCTTATTGTCATTTAAAGTTCTTCTAGTTTTTCTAAAAAGAGTTCGAATGCATATCTATCTTCCATTGCGACTTTTTTCAAAGCAATTGCTAGTTCATCTTCCGACAATTCTAAAATTCTTTTAGCAAGCATGATTTCTGGCATAATATTATCGCCTTTATTATGGATTATGCTGAGTATTAAAGCTAACAAAGTGGTCATACCACTCTTCAGCATTAGTTACTACTTCAGCTTCAGTTAAATCTGGAGCAACAACGCCGTTAATTTGATCCATAATGTTTAATGGTCCTTTGATTGGACTAACTGCATGAATTGCCAATTGTCTTGCAACAAATTGTTCTTTTGTCAAATAAACAATGGTGTCTGGAACATAGTAATCGCGAGTATCAGCAACCCAGCCAACCCATGAGTTATCTGATGGATTAAACCAATGTCCACGATCACCAACAAACTCTGGAACTTTTCTTCCAGCACCTTCTTTGACTAGCATGTATTCGATTACTGCCATTTTTATTCTTCCTTATTGTTGTTAGATAACAGTGCTACTTTATTTATATAAGAGTAATCCGCAACTGGTTCAGGATTGAATCCTTGCAGCTCCATTCTCTTATGGTCAACTTTATAAACGTCAGCCAACTCATCAGTAAGTTTATCAACGAATTCATATAATCCACTAACACTCCAATTGTCTTCTTCAGCTTCTGATGCAACATACTTCTGCAACAAGCCTTGAAGTTTCATTGGATTTACACCAATCTGTTCAATGTATTCTTGTTCACCTTTAGAGATTGCACCACGCTCTCTTACGTCACGAATACATTGAACTAATGATCTTTGAAGATGTGATTTAGTTTCCTCTTTTTCAACATCATGCTCAGAAAATCCTGTAACTTTTGCTTTTAATTGTTCGTATAAGTCATTGAGTGCTAGAACGTCTTTCATTGCACCTTCAATGTATAAAGTTCCAGTTGATGCACCTTCTTTCATCTTTGCAAGTTTGATTTTCAAATCAACTTCGCGCCAATAATCAATAGTACCTTCTTCTAAACCTCTATTGAGTTCTTCTTCAATCTTACGCATCTTCATTTCACTTTCTACTTGACGCCATTTAGCTTCGCTAAGAGCAGCTTTCTTTGAAGCCATTTCTGCAGCGACTTGACGCATGTTTCGAATTGGTGAATGATACGAAAGATTTAAGTGTCTCCAAGTCCACTGAGTGTGACTATGGTTCCAAATGCTTTGTAGTTCTTCTACGTTAGCTAATGCTTGATCGACTTTAGCACTATTTTCATTCAATGTGCTTCCGCCAAAACTATCTTTATCGCCAATCAATCCTCTACCAAAAACGTAGCTTAGAGGAACATTAATTTTTGTAGCGCCAGTCGTTAAATCTCTACGAATAGATTCGTAAATTGCAACTTCACCACCTGTTGACGATTTTTCAATTGAGTTCTTTTCCATATTATTTAAATCTCCTGTATCCATGAATCCATATCACTAATGCAAATCTATCACCTTTTGTGATAGGCGTAACTTTGTGTAACATAAAACTCGGAAACAAATGAACAGATCCCTGTTCTTTAGTTCCCGTTACTTGTACTCCATGATTATTTATAATCAATTCGCAGCCTTCATAGTCATTTTCGTCACTCAGTTGTGCAGTAAATGAAATTTTTCTTGTAGCAGCATTGCCTGGACCAGCATCAACGTGCCAATCATAGTGTCCTGGAATTTCATCTTTTGATTTATAATGAATCAATTGAATACCATGTAAAATACCACTAATATCAAAATCAAAATGAATCGTATTTGCAATAGAAACAATTCTTGCAATCTTATCATGAATCCACGCATTTTGTTCACTATACTCTACATTATAAATTTCTGCAGAACGAACTTTTGCGTTAACTGCAGATTCTACAGTTCCAATAGAAGCATCATTTCCATAAGATTTTCTAGACAATGAAATGATTTTTTCACATTCTTCTTTTGTAAATCTCAATTCTGGGAAAATACCTTTATCAATGCACATATATCCTGGATAATGTTCGTCCGGATTTGGAATGATTACGCCGTGATGAATTGGACGACCAAAACGTCTATTTGGATCTAAACGAATCACACCATCTTCATGTCGAATTACGCCAGAATCTTGAGTGTTGTTTTGAACGTTTCCGCCCTTTAAAGTTCCAAAATTATCACGACCATCTTTATAATGATCTTTGTATGGACCATTTGCATCTACATAATGCATGAACAATTGAACGTGCCATTGACCTTTGAATTCATTTCTCCAATGTTCAATATCACATCCTTTGTAAACAGCAAGTTCGCCGACATCCAATTCGACAACTCTGCGCTTTTCATCGTCAAAAAGAATTGGCCAAATCGGAGGCGAATCAAATCCTAATGTCATTGTAGCACTAATTTCGCAAGCTGGTCGATCCTTATGCTTCTTTAAAACTTCTCCTGGTCTATAAATTCTTGCGTATGTATAAGTTGGAAGCAATTGTTTGCCAACTTGCTTACCAATTGGTGTAGCAAATTTTTGAAGAAGATCATCAAAAATAGGATCACCGTAAACAGCGTCAGAAAGTGGACATTGTTCATCTTTAGTCGTTTTGCCTTGTTTTTGCAAATCGAACATGTGATCGGTTAATTTTTTACACTCTTCTTTTGATAATGCGCCACTTAAAACAACATAACCATTTTTTTCAAAAAACTCAATAGTATCCATTTTTTAACCTCTTTTCATTATAATTTAAAAGCGTTAGGAATAAAGTTTACTACAGTCAATGGAGTAAACCATCCAGTAGCAATCATTTTTTCAGTAGTAGGTGACGGAAGTCCACGATGTAGATGAGTCCATCCAGCAGGCCATACTAAAGTCAATCCTTTTTCTGGCTTGATCTTTAATTTATAAAACATAAATTCAGTCTCTCCGCCAGTGTGAACATCATTTAGAAATGTCATCCAAACGAGTTCGCGAAATGCATTTCTATCTTCATACCCGCGATCAGCATGAATTAAATGATATGCACCTTTTAATGGATACTTCTGAATGTTCATATGTTCAATCATAGCTAATTCGGGAACGAAAGATTCTAAATTATAATATGCAAAATAGTCTGAAACTATTTGCATAATTTCATCTTGCAATAGTAGACAATGATTTGGTGGCAATGAAATATCTAAAGAATCTTTTTTAGTTTTATCGACACCAGTACCAGTTGTTCCTGGTCTAGGACGTAAAGTTTTAAAAGTTTGTATAGCTTGCTCCACAGCAAGATCAGAAACTTTGCTTTGTGTAATGAAGGTTGTTAGACCTTGATATTCAATTGGATGTAAGTTCATTTGGATAAAATCCTCTATAAAACCACTCAAAATTTTTCATAACATTAGTATGAAAATCTTCAGGTAAAGTTCTTTTTGGTTTAGAATAAGTTTGAAAAACTGGGTTTGTCACATGATCAGTTTTCTCTCTAAAGTATGCATGATCATGTTCTACAATAAATGATTGTTGAATGTTGTCTAAATCGTGTTCGAACCAATCTTGTTCTAAGAAATTATATAGTTGCTTCAACATATAGATTGGTTCCATTGTGAAATCTTCGTATCTAAGAAAAAACACTTTACTTCTATCTTTTTTAAAGACTTCCATCAATCTAGGAATTTCGCTTTGAATCGCAATAGAGACTGAGTTTGTTTCTTGAAAATAATATTTATATTTTTCAGCATCATGCATTGCTGTGGTCATACTCATATCATCACTAAATGAATGTAATGCTAAAGTTTTTTCACCAACTCTTTCAAAACTTTCAACAACATCTCTTAAATCTCTAACCATGCATATGTATTTTGATTTTGGAAATAGATGAAATAGATTAGACCATGCTCTATTTTTTGAAATTACAAAAGGTTTATCTGTGAGACCTTCAAACCATCCTTTAGCTGCTCCATGTATTGCTCCATACATTGCTTTATCAGCTTGCTCTACAGACATTGCTTGAAATTGTTCTCTATATCTAGACTTGATAAGCATATGCTCATGCAAAAGCCCATACAACGCACATGTGGATGTTGTGAAGATTTTGGGATTTTGTTGTAGAATATTCATTAACACGGTGCTTCCTGATCTTGGAAGCCCGCCACAAAAATGTAATTGATTCATACCACCTCATTTTATATTCATCAGATATACATTATATATGAAAGAATTTTAAATGTCAATCTTGAGTATTTGTATGTCCGTAAGTCGGAGTTGTCAAATTCCCAACAGAGAATGCTGAAGTCTCAGATGAGAATGGATACTTTGTAATTGTTGAAACATAAACCGCTGGTGGTGCGTATGTTGTTGCTCCACCAGCAATGTAAAAATGAGATGATGATGTTGATGAAGTCGGTCCAAGTTCTGATATAGCTGTAGCTAAATTTCCCAAACTTGTTGCATTGGTATCTGTCGCAAATGGAAATCTTTCAACTGAAGATGCCACTGTTCCAGGAATTGTAGTAACACCACCAAAAACATATCCACTAACTGTACTTCCGCCGCCACTAACACTTGTTCTTCCTGTTGCTAAGTATCCACCCAATGTTGCATTTGCATTTGATGCAAAAGGAGCATTGCGTATTTGACCATTCGCATATGTAGAATTATCGCTTGTAGAATAAGTCCCTCCAGCAACATATCCTTTTGCTGGACTACTTATTGCTGCGCCTTTTACTCTATTTGCCATTCCATACCCAATGTCATAAGCACTGGTACTTCCGTATGTATGAGAAAAAGCAAATCTATGTAGTCCACTATACTTTTGCGAAAACAAAGGAGATGCTGTTGCCGAATTACTTCTCCATCCACCAGAAATGAATCCATATGTTGGAGATGATAATCCAGCACTATCTGAAAAATATGCCCTATTAAACGTTGGATTCCCAAAATTTGAAAGTGTAATACCAACGTTAAAAGAAGTTGCTGGTAAAGCAGTTGCAAATGGAAATTGCTCAATGACTTCAAATTGAGATGGGCCGTTATATCCGTTAGCTGTAAATGATGCCGTTGCTGATGAATGTCCTGACATATCGCGACGAGCATAATTTAAATTTCCAATACTTGTTGCGTTAGTGTCTGTTGCAAATGGATACTTTTCAACTTTAGAGGTATATGATGGTACAGTTTGTCCGCCACTTGTATATGCAGCTACGGTCCCAACTGCTGGAGGAGCAGTCAAAACTTCAATAACTCCTGTGTCTTGTGTCACATTGAATTGTGCCAAAGACATAGTTCTGGTAGCTGAAATAAGTGTATTACCTGATCTTTGAAATGCCATTTTTAGTCTTTATATTTTAAAAAGGTTAATCCATGAAACATGCAGAGCCGTAACCACCAATAGTCTGATTTCCAACGTTAGTTGCGTTTCCATCGGAAGCAAAAGAAAATTTAGAATATCTTCTTTCGTGAGGAAAAGCTGCTGGGCTTGGGACTGGTGTTGCTCCACCATAACCAGAACATCTATATCCGTATGTTGTACCACTATGACAATTGTTTGTTACAAATCCTGGAGTAAAGTCTAAATCTCCAACAAGTGTTCCAGTTGTTCCGGGTGTTGCAGCGAATGGAAATTTAGTTATTTTAGTTGTAGCGACTCCTGGAGTACCAGTATTATAACCAGCAACATATCCATGTGTTACCGATGATATTCCGTGTGGATTTCCGTTTGATGTTTGAAATAAATTTCCAATAGTAGTTGTTGGAGTTGTGCTTGCAAATGGAAATTTATCAACAGTACTAACTGCTGTGTAACTAGTTTGTATAGCAGATCCACCCATAACAAATCCATTTCCTCCAGACTGATCACTAGCACCACAAGCGAATTCTTTAGCACTACCTAAAGATCCAGTGTTGATTCCGTTCGTATCGGACAAAAGTGAAAATCTAGTCATATCAGTTACTGTAGCTGCATTACCAGGATCTCTTCCTCCAGACATATATCCATGATCTTTAGAATTTCCTTGTGCAGCATAATGCTGTGTATTTGGTGCATTGAGTCTATAATTATCAGCTAGAGACCAAATAGAATCACTTGCAAATGAAACTTTAGCAATTGCCGCACCATATTGCGGAACATGAAATCCATTAGTTGTTGACGAATACCCCGAGGATCGTCCAGAAAAAGATTCAAGTGACGCTCCAGCAGTTACAAAATTACTATCTGTAGCAAATGGGAATTTTTCATAAACCTGTGTTTGACCATAATTTGGACCAGGATTTCCTGAAGAGTATCCAGAAATAGTTCCACCATAACCGTCTAGTGCAGCTGTGAAAACTAATGCGCCGCCTTGAATGCTAATGTTACTAAAAACCGTATTAGCATCAGTAGTGTCATCTGCAATAACTGTATTTCCTGATTGTAAGAATGCCATGGTTCTATTACTTTATAGATTGAATGTTAAATGAGATTTCATATTTGATGGCCGCCAGTCAAATTGTTTCTTGGAATTACTAAATTTCCAATATTAGAAGAATTTGTATCATTTACAAATGAATATTTGTCGATAATTCCAACTGAAGTTACTGCTGGGAATGCTTTTCCTCCAGCAGTATATCCATTCGTAGTAGAAGAAGCATCACCTCCACCATATCTACCAGACGTTAAAACTGCGCTTTGTACTGTTGCATTGGTGTCTGATGCAAATGGAAACTTTGAAATCCCTGTTGTAGATGTCGACCAACTATTTGTTGTCGAACCTGCAACAACATATCCAGAAGTTGGAGAAGATCCTCCAAATGGTCTTGATCTAACTGCAGCTAAATTTCCAATTGTGGTTGCATTAGTATCAGTTGCAAATGGGAATTTATCAATTTTAGTTTTATAATATGGAGCTGGATTTGAATCGAACGGAGTTGGCGCTAGTGCATATCCACCAGAGACATAACCACTTGTAGTAGATGATTGTCCAGATGCTGCATATACTGGAGCAGTTAGATTTCCTACTGGGAGTGAGTCTGCATCAGATGAGAACGCATATTTGTAAATTCTATTTACTGATTGATGCCAAGCACCACCAGAACTATATCCATATCCATAAGGAATTGAAGATTGTCCAACACCAACGTGTAAGTTTGGTTGACCAGTTATAGGAGATGTGTTTGGATAAGTAGCAAATCTTCCGACTGTTGTCGCTTTAACACCATAATCAACTGCAAACGGAAACTTTTGAATTGTCGCAACATATTGAGTAAATCCACCAGCCTGATATCCATTAGTAGCAGATGAACTCAATTGTCCATCTCTACTTCTCATTTGCATATCGCCGATGATTGATGCATTCCCATCATTTACGAATGAAAATCTTTCAATAGTTGATACAGTTCCTCCAGGTATAGGATCTGAATATCCTACGCCAATATACCCATAGCGTGTGCCTTGAAATATATTCCCGGCAGCAGTCGTATAGAAGTTTTGACCAATGTAGATTCTACTATTAGCAGTAACGGTTAATGATGTAAATGCTCCGTTGCCAGAATCATTGATAATTGTATTGCCGTTTTCTAAAAATGCCATTTTAGTTTTCTTCTAAAATTAATTCTTTTTACTACGCTTTGGCTTTGATTCTAAAGAACTAATTCTTTCATTCAATTCTTTAATCGTTTCGATTAGATATGGAATGATACCAAGATAGTTAACTGTCTTATGATTCTCGCCAGTAGAAACTAGATGAGGAAGAACTTTTTCAATATCTTGAGCGATCACACCAGAACTCTTCAATCCGTTGTCTTTCCATGTGAATTGAACACCAGTAAGCTGTTCTAGAATGTTCATTGGATTTTCAAGCGTCATAATGTTATCTTTCAACGCCATGTCAGAGAGTGAGTTGAAGTTTGTTGCACTTAATGTTCCTGTGCTTGGAACATAATACAACGCATTGCCCGTAACATACGCTGTAGTTAAACTTCCTGTAGTAGCAGAAGACATTGTTGGATAGAATGTGCTACTTGAACTTGTATTGCTTACTGTTGCACCAGCGGCTGCGAATGAAAGTGTTCCAGTTCCGTTTGTGACTAGTGCTTGACCAGATGTTCCGTCTGCTGTTGGAAGAGTCCAAGTAACGTTAGCACCAACTGCTGATCCTGATCTAACTGCAACATAGTTAGCATTTGAAGATGCTAGTCTTAATGAACCAGTCGAACCGATTGTTACGTTTGCGCCGTCATAAATTAGATTTGCACTTCCACTAAATGTCGAAGATCCAGAGTTGTACTGAATCGAATTCGCAACGCCTGATGGAGGAGTTAGAACAGTAGCAAAAGAAAGTACACCAGATCCGTTAGTGACAAGACCTTGGTTTACACTTCCGTCTGTAGCTGGTAATGTCCATGTAACGTTTGCGCCAACTGCTGAACTTGATTTCAATCCAACATAGTTTGCGTTTGCAGATGATCCAAGTCTTAGTACGTTTTGATTATTCAAGTAAACATAACTATTTGCAGTTAGAGCATTGACTGCGAAGTCAGCATATGCAAAGTTATTTGATGCCGGGAAAATCTTTGTAGTTGGTTCTACAGAATACGCTCTAAACAGTTTCCAAACACCGTCTGTAGAATCTCTAAAGATACCAGAGTGAACGTTTCCTGATCCAGCATTATATTGTCCAAAAACACCAATGTCAACTAGATCAGAAGTATTGTTATTAGCTAATTGTATTAATGGGTCATTGACGTTAATTTGTGTTGTACTGATTTCTGTGTTTCCACCTAAAACAGTCAAGTTTCCAGTAATAAATGTGTTACCAGAAACATAAAGATTCTTTCCAATTCCAACACCACCAGAAACTACTAATGTTCCTGTTATAGAATTTGATGCATCAGTTCCGCCAGAAAGTGTCAATACGTCCGTTGTCGAATTGTATGTCATTCCAGAATCGTCTTGAATTAGACCAGCAGTTCCAACTAAAGCAACGCGACCAGATGTTAAATTGTTTGCTGTAATCGTATTCGCGGTTACTGCATTTGTAATTATACTTCCGCTTCCACCATCCGTAAGTGCCGTGATAGTGTTTGCAGCAGTATTAAATGCTGTTCTAAAATCGTTAAACGTATTGTTTAACTGTATATTTGAAATTGCCATCTTTTTATTTTCCAGTTATGGTTAACAATAGATTCTTGATCTCGCGAATATCGTTTCTGATTTGATCGACTTCAGCGTGAATTTCGTTAATCTCTTCTCTACTCTTATTTATATCAGAAAGTTTTCTCTTTTGAATTTTATATTTTAAAAGAGAATCCACATCTGTGTTCAACAATGCTTTCGAACTTGCATCTCTTTCTGTAAACCCGTTACTGGGTTCAATGATAGCAATTTTTTCTAATATCATCATGCTAATGCAATTCCTCTTAAATCTTTCACTTTTGCAGAGTAACTTGCTGAACTAGAAAGGAATACAATCTTAATTGCAAAATATTTAAAGCCCTGGAAAGTTCTTGCATCTGGTGTAGT